CCCCCCGGGCATCTCAAACGTGAGATCCTCGGGGAGCAGCGCTCCGAGCTTGATGATTTTTGCCAAAGGAGGGCTCCTTTCGGGTATGCTCCGTTAGTTGTGATCCGCCGCCTCTTCTTCATCGCGTTCATCGTGCTCGGCGGCTGGCTGCTCTACATCCCGAAATGGATTCTTGTCGGGACGAAAGCGGGTCGAGAGCGAAAAGCCATCTTGCGCGAACTCAAGCGCGCAAACGCGCAACGAGGCTAGATCGCTTACGCACCGTACGCGCTCGCGTGTCCGTTGCCCAGCCGCATGATGAGCGGATGCGTTGCGCCGACCAGTGCCTTGCCGGCGACGGTCTGGTAGACCGTCTTCCCGTCCGGATCGAGCTCGGTCAGCGTGTCGCCGCGGTAGGTGAGCAGATAGGCGCCGATCTCGAAGCGACGGTTTGTCTCTGCGCCGCCGCCGTCGTACTGGTTGTAGACGACGAGTGAGCCGGTCGCCACGGAGGTCGTCGGCGAGACGGCCGCGCCCATGTTTACTTTCTTCCAGAGCGTCGGGTCTTCGTAGCGCAGCGTATATTCGACGTTCGTGTCCTTGTTCTGGACGACCATCTCGTCAAGCGAGATCGCCTGCGCCTGCAACTCCTCGATCCCGAACGTGTGCTCGAACTTCCAGGAGTTGATCGTGGAGTCGACCGAGCCGTCGATCCGGTACGACGGTGCATAGTGATAGACGAAGGGCTCGTTGGAGCCGGTCGGGACACCATAGGTCGGCGTCAGGATCGTCGAGGAAGCTCCGTGCGTGATCCCGACCCAGGGGGCCGTGATCTTGATCGGCTCTCCTGCTGCTCCCTCGATCGTGATCCCGGTGAAGCGCGCGTCCGAGATGAAGTGGACGAGCGAGGTCGCCGGATGGCCGATCTGGAAGGTTGCCCAGGGGTGCGAGGCGTGTCCGGCGTGGAAGGCGTGTGAGGCCGAGAGCGTGGCGCCGGACCAGGTGGCACCTCCCGGAATGATCGCGAGGACCTGTCCTAGCTGCTCGGGATGCGCGTAGAAGACGAGATTTCCGACCGCCTTCTGAGCGCGCTTGTAGGTGTAGGCCCAGTTGAGCCCGCCGCCGCCCTCCCGGATGTCGACAACATCCTGCTCGGCCTGAACCTCGGCCCCGGAGAGGTAGGGCAGGAAGCGGAACTTGGCCTGAGCCGTCTGCGGCGTGCCCTTGGCGCTTTGAATGCCGACACCGAAAAATGCGGCTACGTCGGCGCTTGAAAACGGCACAGTGTCTCCTTAGTCAGTTGGGGTCGGCTAGGACCCCTCTAGCTGTTCAACTTGGTAGATCGTGAGATAGAACCCGCGCCACATCTCCGTCTGCTGGTCGGGATCGAAGACGCGGCCTGGTTGTGTTCGTAGAGGAATGAGCCGGAAGGCAAGTGGCGATCCGTCGGCCTTGGCGAGCGCCTCCTGTGGCGCCGAATCCCAGAGAGCCTCCATCGTCGCGCGAACCTGCCGCTGCAACCGCTTGCCGAGAAGCTGCCGATCCTTGTCCTCCTCGAGAATCCAGACGCCGATCTCGGTTTGCGAGATGAAGGAGTGCGGCCCTTCGGTATCGGGTGAGACCTCCATCGGCCCCTCGGCGATGACGTAAGCGGGCGCGCGGGGGATCGCGGCGAGCCCAGACGTGTAGTAATCCACATCGGCCGGGACCTTCAGGGAGGGCGTCAGGATCGGGAGCGCAGCGTCGTTGTTGATTGCCTCGATGCGCGCTGCCACATTGGCTTGCAGCTTCGCCTTGACCGCTTCGACGAGAGGCTCGCCGAGCTTTAGTGACCCCAAAGTTAGCTCCCTAAGCTTGGGTAAGGGGAAGCGCTACCCAAGGTTACGTTGGTTATGCCGCTATCCGCCCGAACGCCTTGGCCGCTTCGGAGTTGATCCACTTGACCATCTCCTGCTCCAGCTTCCGGCGATCCTCCACGCGAAACGGATCGGGGATCACCTGGCGCTGCGGCATCTTCGTCGTCCCCTCCTGGTGATAGCGGGCGTACTCCACGTCGGTCCCGTAGCTAAAGCGCATCGGCCCCTTGTCACCGGCCGCACCGGGGTTCGTCAAAGACTCTTTGAGCGAGCCCGTACGAACAAGAGGGTCAGAGGGCCAGCCGTGCCGCGACTTCTGCTCTAACGTCGACTGCGCGAGCGGGGGCCATGCTCCCTGACCGTGCGTGGAAAACTGCTCCTCCTCGACTTGCGCGAGGATCGGCTCGAAGCGATCCCAGAGCGGTTCGAGGTTGCGGAGCCTGCGCCCGAACGAGCCTGCCTGCTTCGCAATGAACTCGAGCGGGGGACGAAAGTGGATCGTGACACCGCCCGCGCCGGAAGTGACGCCGCCTGTTACCGGGGCGGGCATCTATGCCTCTAGTGCCTGAAGGCGTGTCTCTACGCTTTGCATCCAAGCGGCTTTAGCCGGGTCCTCGCAATCTGCCTGGTTCAGTTTCGCGTCAAGGACGGCTAGGCGGCGGATGATCTCCTGGTACTCGTCGAACTGCGGACGTGTCCATTGCTGTGGGGGCACGTTGATCCGCATGTAATCGTGCAGGGCGCTCACTGAGCACATCGGCAGACTCCTTTCCTCCCGGAAACGGGCGCATAGGGTTAGGTCGAATCGGCTTCGGCTTACGCGAACTGATCTCAAACCTCTGCCCGGGGAAAGCCCGCGTAATGAACCGCGCAAGGGCGTGACACATTACGACTTGCTCCACGGACAATCCTTGACGTGCTTGCCATTCCGGCTCTTACAAAGCGCGCAGGCGTAGCCATACAACTTGCGATTGAATCCATTCCCCACCAGGAACATGGCGATCACTACAGCGAGGCAGAGCGTGAGTGCTTCCATTACGGCACCCAGTCCATCGTCGCCTGTGGATCGACGCCGGAAGTAGCCAGCGGATTCGAGGTCGAATACGAGCGGGGAAGCTCGCGGCCTTGCCCCTCGGGCCCGGGCGGCGCGCCGATCAGAATGTAGTCGCCCGCGCGCAGCATCTTCAGCGCCTCCGCATAGGCCGCGCAGTAGGTATCGGCAAGCGGCATCTTGCCCGCTTCGCTGCCGGGGAAGATCACGCGCAAGGTGTGGCAGCCTGCACCGCGCACGGTCAAGAGTTGCATCTGTCCGTAGGCAGCGGTCGCGGTCGTCGAGATTGGGACTGCGTAGCCGGCGGCGGCGGCGGCGGAGTCGAGCTCGGCACTGATCTGCTCGCAGACCGTCGCCACTTCTCCGATCGTGAGCGGGAGTGAGGAGCCTGTGATCGTGCCCACGGCGGCGGGGAGCGTCAGCACGAACGAAGAGGCGTCGATGTAGGCCACTTGCTACCCCTTCGGCGCGGCGATCGTAGTCAACGGCATCCAGTAGTTGACTCGCCAGCGATTCGTCCTGACGAGGATGATCCAGAAATGAAACCGGCCAGCATCGGGCGCGAACATCTCCACGATCGCCTCCACGCGATGCCCGTTCGCCTTCACAACTTGGGCGATTTCCGCAGTCACCTTGTACTTTGAGAGGAAGGGCACGACCGGGATGGTTCCCAGGCCCCACTCCGTTCGCGACATGCCCCCTTGCATCTTGGTCGTCACGAGGTCGTAGGAGCAGGCGACGCTGGTACGCGTAACTGCAGTTTTGATGAAGGTCGCGGCAACCGCGCCTGCATTGTCGGCAACCGTCGGGCAGGGCTTCGGATCGTGCTTGAACGCGGGGAGGTAGACGAATACTAGGACGAAGGCCGCGAACATCGCGAGCGCGATCGTCATCCCAATCTGGTAGATGTGGCGGATGGCAAACGGGCGCCAGCGGCGCGCGAGACGATCTCGCATGAAGGCTCCTAGGCTGCTACGAGCGCGCGCGGCTTCCGCTTGCGTTTAGCTTGCGTCTCGCCTGCGAGCGCGAGCCAATCCTTGAACGGCTCCGACCAGTCGAGCTTCGCGGTTCCTCTCCGGGCCCGAGCGCTCCACTTCGTCCAGAACTCCTCGTCAATCAGACTGCGGACGACGTGATCGACAAACACCTTGCCGTACTCGGGCGTGTGATTATGCGGCGCATCCTCGTCGCCGCCCCAGGGGATCTGAATCCCATGCGGGCCCACCGATTCCTTGAGAGCGGCGAGGTCTGAGGTAATCGGAACGAGTCCTGCCGCCCGCGCCTCCATCGCGCCGATGCAGGAGGTCTCGAGGAACGCGGTCGGATACGACCAGACCCGCGCCTTCATCATCTCGTCGGCAAGCTCGCGCTGTCCGACCCGACCGCGCATGAAGACGCCGCCCTCCTCGCCCCCGCACGCTTCGGTTAGCTCGATCACCCGCGCCTTGTAGGCCATTAGATGCGGCTGGGTCAGAGCCACTCGGTCGAATACGTCCCAACCGTAGAAAACGTGAAGCTCGGCCTTCGGAACCTGTTCGCGGATCAGTGGCCAGAGTTCCAGGAGTCGATCCAGTCCGCGGTCGGCAGAGGACGAATAGATGCAGCGCGGGAAGCGGTCAACATACTCGCGCTGATACGCGATGTAGACATCCTCCCCATCCCATTCGCGGAAGCTGATCCCGTTTCGGATCACCTGTAGCTTGTTTTGCGCGAATGGGTAAAGTCGGGCGAAGCGATCGCGCTGCCAGTTCGAGAGAGTGATGATGGAGTCGATCTTGGCCGCGCGATCCTCAGTAAGGATGCCAGGGTACGAATGGTCGTGGCACCAGAGCGCGGTCTTGCGTGCCCCGAGCTGATTGTCGAAGACGTGCGGCATCCGGGAGACGATCAGGAGGTCGGTCTCCTCGGTCGGGTCCCAGGCGGTGTGCGGTCGCCAGAGCGCGCCGCCGTAGAGTCCCTGCTCGGCGCCGGAGTAGACCTTCGTGCGATACCCCGCCTGCGCGAAGCGGGTAGCGACCTGCACGAGCGCCGTCTCCGAGCCGCCTAGCCCACCCTCGCGGATCGAGGCCGGCGACCACGGCTCCCAACCCGCGCCCGCATAGAGGGTCACAGTCCCCTTGCGCTTCTTCGGGATGTAGCCGCAGAACGTGACCCGGTCGCCGTCACCGACATGCAGCGCCTTGACCTCGCCGCGGGCGGAGATCATCTCGGCAAGCTCGTGGATCGGGATCGCGCGCAGATGCCCCTTGCGTTCTACCTTTGCCCAATTCGGAAGCTGTCCGTTCTCGAAGGCACCGTCTGGGGTGGAGACGTAGATGCGGCCTCCGGGACGAAGCAGCGACTCGCAGACCTTCAGCGTCTTCTCGATGTCGGGGACGTGCTCGATGACCTCGAAGAGAGAGACGGCGTCGTATGGCTCAAAGCGAGGAGGTTCGGGATAGTGGTAAATATCGGTTAGAAGCTTCCGGGCGTTATGTAGATCCCCATGAACGATTGTCGCATCACGTGAGAAGCGTTCTTTTCGTTCGATCGCCTTCTCGTAGGACGTGCGGTTGAGCTCCACGCCGTCGCAGCGATAGCCCTTGCGAGCGAGCGCCTCGCCCATCCACCAGTCGTTGCAGCCGAGATCGAGGACGATAGGCTTCCGGCCTAGCTCGGCTTCCTGCTCGGCCAAGCCATCGAGCAATCCCTTGACGCGACCGAACATCTCTCCGACAAGGTCGATGTGCTCGTCGAGGAGCGTCGATTCCTTCGGCTCGTCCTGATACCAGCGGGCATACTCCTCCGGACGCAGGTAGTGCTTGACCATCTCCCGCTGGTCGGCCCGGGCCTTGACAATCTCGGGCCGCTCGGCGATGACGTAGGGGACGTTCTCCAGGATCGAGTACGCCTTTAGGTTCTCGTCGTAGCGAACGCAGACCTCGCGCAGCTTGAGCGCGGCCTCTGTGACCTCGTGCTCGAAGCGCGCCTGCTCGAAGACGGCTAGCCGTTCCTGAAGCTGCGGATTGTCGGGAAGGATCTGCGCGGCCTGCGCGAAGGTGGCGCTTGCCTCTTGCCAACGGCCGAGATTCCCGTACGCCTCCGCGAGTCGGATCAGCGGCAGGAACGTGAATTCGAGCGGATTCAGGATCAGCATCGACTGGGGCATCCCGAGCTCTAGCGCCCGCTTCGCGAATTCCTCGACCCGGTTCCACTGACCCAGCACTGCGAACGACTCGGCGAGCCCGCAGTGGGTCTCGGCCCAGTCGCCTCGTTCCTTGTACGCCTGCCACTCGACCTCGACGGCAGCGAGTGGGTTTCCGATCAGGCGCAGACAGGTCGCTAGCTTGTGGTGGACCTGCGCGCGCTCGTCTGTCCAGCCGGCCTCGGGGTGTTCGAGGTAAGCCTGGAAGTAGCCCGCCGCTTCCTGGAACTGTCCGCGTGCCATCTGCTCGGTGCCGAGATAGGCGATCGTGCGCGGATCGAGCGGCTTTCCTTCCGCCTCTGCCCGCTCCTTCGCGGCGAGCAAGATCTCTAGGTTTCGCGTCGGCGGATAGCGGTCCGGCGGCCGCTTGTGGATATACCAGATTTGCTCTTTCTGGACCATCGCCAGATTCGAGGGTTTGCCCTCTGGCGGGACGAGAACCTCATGGACCGCGCACTGCCATTTGTAGCCCGCGCTCCGTCGCATGAGTCGCTCGCGCCAGAGCTGGCAGACACAGTTTCCGTGCTCGTCCTGCGCGTAGTCGTAGAAGAAGACGAAGCCATCTAGCTCGGGTGGTGCACTCTGCGCGAGGACGCGAAGCTGGTGGGCGTTCGCCACGACATCATCGTCATCTAGCCAAACATTGAATTCAAAGTCATCCGGCACCATCGCGAACGATTGCTCGCGTGCCCAGGCGAAATCGTCTCGCCATTCGCCGCGCTCGATCGTGATCGGTGCCAGCGGCAGATAGATGCAGTCGGCCCGTTCCTTCGCGGGCGGCGCCTTCAGCTTGCCGACCATCTCGCCGGTCTCGCGCTTGGCTGTGGCGAGTATCTGCCGGTTGAGCTTCTCGATCAGCCTGAAGGTGCCGTCAGTCGAGCCGGTGTCGTAGATGTAGACCGCGTCGACAAAGGGACGGATCGAGTCGAGGCAGGCTTCGAGAGTCTTCGCCGAGTTCTTACAGATGAGCGCGGCGGCGATCTTCGGTGGATTCACTGCCATGCCTCATCGAAATGGGCCTTGCCCCAAAATTCGATGAACGAGAAACCCTGGCACCAGGCGTCTTCCGGGTGCATCCCGCTTTCGATGCAGAGGCGTGCGATCGTCGCGCCTGTGTCGAAGATGTGCTCGACGAACCCGGTCAGTTCATGGGTATTGCGGACTGTGGTGAGTTTGGCTGCCTGCTTGGCCACAAGCGAGGCGGGAGGAATGGGAACTCTGGGCAAGGAGGGCTCCTTGGGTAGTGATGTGCCTTGACGGCGACGGGGATCTCACGGCGGAGCCCGATCCGCGAAACATCCCCGTCGCCCTCAAGGCTGGCGGGTGAGGGGGCCGGGCTCCTGGCCCCCTCTGTGTCAAGCGGCTTAGGCGACAGCCGCCGTCAGCGTGTAACCGGCAAACGGGGCTACGACCTTCTCGGCGATGGTCTCGCCGACCGCGAACCCGTCGAGCCTTCGCACGTCGTCACGCCAAGACCGCGTGAGGCGCGGCTCAGACGTGAATGTGTACGCAAGGGACGGGGAATCGAGCGCGGGACCCGGGGTGACGTATGCGAGTAGCACGTCCTTGCCCCAGATGTCGGAGTAGGAAGCGGTCTGACCTTCCTTGGCCGTGTTCTTGATGTTGCCCGGCACGAGCACCCGCATCCCCAGAATCCGCGATGGAAGCAGCGGGAACTGCTGGAAGTAGGCATTCGACTCAGGCGAGCCCGTGTATGTATTCAGCGGGCCACCGGCAGACGAGAAGATGATCGACTTGTTCATCCCCTCTGCAACAGCCGCCGGAATGACGAGCGTGTTCGGACGGACGCCGACCGACTGGCGCATTTTCTGAGCGCCGGTCGTCAACTGACCCACGAAGTCTTTCCATGTGGTCGTCGCAGCGTCCAACTGCGGAGAAGCCGCAGCGGTCATCGTGGAGTCGATCCCACCTACGATCGGCTCGCCGTTGATGACGGTCGTCGAGGTGTTGATCTTGAGCAGTGCGGCCATCCGCATCTCGCGGAGTGTCTGCAGGTTGCGAAGCGTTCCGATCTGCTTCGTCTCTTCGAGTCGTAGCTGGCTGTCGGCGTTCTTGCGCTCGCGATCGGAGATCGTCCACGCAAGCTCACGCCGAAGCGCCGAGTACGAGCTCGTCGAGTAGCTGAAGTCGACCTCGCGGGGTGCGGCGCGGTCGGCCGTCAGGTCGGAGACATCGCTTCGGTAGAACGGACCCTGATCCCAGACCACGTAGTTGTCGGTCTCGTGGACGACTGGAAGGCGGGGGCAGATGTCCTCGGCGATGAATCCCTCTTCCAGCGGCATGTAGCGCGCTGCAAGGTTCGAGAGGAGGACGTTCGTGTGAACGTTCCCCACGGAGAGGGTTGCCATTGGTTACTCCTGTGGGGCGAGCTAATCTCGCCCAGGTATCGGGTTAGATGAAGCTCGGGTTCACGAGGACGCTGAAGACGTCCCCAGCGGCGGCGTTGACAAGTGCCTTGCCGACCACGCCGACTGGCGCGGAGCCAACTCCGCCAGCGGCGACGAGAGCGATAGCGCCGAGCGAGCCGAGGCCAAGCGGAGCGCCCGCCCCGATTGAGGCTCCCGCGATCATCTTCGCGACGCCGTAGGTGATGACCTCGCACGAATCATTCGCAGCGTGCGATGCCCTCGTAACGCCGAGGGGAGTGATCCCGGAAGCGGCCGGGATCACCGATTCGTCGAGCTGTGAGCCGGCTGCCGCCACTCCCACTCCGGCATACGCCCGAACCGCGGACGCAGCACGCTGCGAGATGACAAAAGCCGCGCTCTGACCTTCATGTGCCATTGGTTACTCCTGAGAAGCCCGCTAGGGGCTTAGTAGACGAGGTTCGAGCGAGCCTCTTCGGCCGCCGTGATGTACTCGTCGGTCGTGTAGTCGTCGCCCTTGCCCTGTTCCTTCAGGACTTCGAGCGCGAGCAGATGCAGCTTGGCCGACTCGGCATCAACCGGATCGGTGGACTTGTACGAATTCGTGAACTGCGCGACATCGGCGTCGTCCGTGAAATCCTGCGAGCCGCCGGAGCCGCGTGGGGTTCCGTTGATCTTGCTGAAGCCCTCCGGCCGCGAGGCGATCAGGGACTTGAGGCCCTTCACGTTGTCCGCGAACAAATCGGCGAGCTTGTCCTTCTCGACCGGGAGGACGCGGCCCTTCTCGACCGCCTTGGCGAGGAAGACCTCGATATCGCGGGAACGGTCGCGCCGCTCTAGATCCTCGATGCGTTCGTTGAGCTTCTCGGACTCCTTGACCTTGGCCGTGAGCGTCGTGATGTTCTCTTCGAGTGCGAGGATCTGCCCGTCCTTGTCGTTCAGGGCGGCGTTGATCTTCTTCTGAGGATCTGCGGTCTCGTCGAGGCCGAGGATCTTCAGATAGTCCGTGACCTTCTCGGCCATGGTGTTCTCCTGTTCGGGTTCGTCCTGTTCGTCTGACTCCTCGTCGTCGGAGGAGGAGTCCTTGAGTTCGTCATCGAGTTTTGCGAGCACCGTCTCTTCGTCGGCGTCTTCGGGAAGGCCGAGCTTGACGGCAAGTGTCTTTAGTTCCACTTCCGCTCCTTGCGTGATTTCGGGATCGTTGTCGGTGCCGAGAACGGCGCGAGCGAGCTTTTGAACTCGCTCATCTTCGCTACCGAGTCCGGCGAGAATGAAATGGACGAAGTCAGAGCCGTACTGGTCGGCCAGGCCATTCAGTTGCTTCGCGTCGAGCAGGTCGCGCGCGGTGACGGCCGCGAGGTCCTCGAAGAAGGGCCGGTTCGTCAACGTCGCTGCGCCTAGCTCCTTCAGCTTCGTCATCAGGCCGCTGCGAGGATGGGTCTCGGCCATCGCCCACTCGGGGCTGATGAATCGGAAATCGCCGTCGCGGATCTCCTGCACCGCGGTCGGCGTCCATTTGACCTCGGCCCAGACGGACGGGCGCTCTTGCACGCCTCCATCTGGATTCTTCTCGTTCTCTCGAACGACGATGGCCTCACCAGTGAACCAGCCGGCAGCGCGCGTATCGCCGTCTCCGCCACCGTGGTCGCGGTCAATGGGGATACGGTTGGGATTCTCGCCAATGTAGGCCGCGAGCGTGTCGAGATCCTCGGCCGTGATCGTGAAGTACCAACGGCCGTTTCGCGCCTTCTCGGCGGTCGGCATGACCTCGATCCAGGAGCGCCCCTCGGCGTCGATCTTGGTCGCGGCGATCTCGACTGAGCCGCGCATCGTGTTAGCCACGTCTGCTCCAGTGGGAAGGTCGCCTATGGCGAGTCCCTGTTTGATTGCCTTCTTCTTCGCGCCCGGCCCCGTATAGCAGCGTCCGGATTCTCCCCATCGCCAGCCGCCCTTGCCGTTGCTCTGGCACTCCTGAAGGGGCATGGCCTAGCTCTGCTGGCCGCGGTAGGCTTCGAGAAGCCCGCCGTAACCGAACGAATCCAGCATCGTCGTGATTGCGGCTAGCTGGGCTTCCAGCTCGGCCACGCGCTTTTCGAGCTTGCTCGGCGATTGTTTCTTCGGATCTGCCATTAGAGGATGAAGCTCCGTCCTTCGTAGGAGTAGTAAAGAACTTGTATCGCGGCACTGCCCATCACATAGGCGCGGAAACGAGATAGTCCGCCGGAAGGAGCCCCGCCACCATCAATGCGGAAAGGCGGGTCCGCGCCAGAGAGCAATATTCCAGAGCTAGCCGTCAACATGATGCTTGCCGTCTCGGACCAGCGAACGGTTCCGCCATCTACGCGAATGACTGCATTGTCGGCGCCACTCGGAATCGAGGCGAGTCCGATGACAATGCCGCTCGCACCGGAGGCCGTCTCGATGAAGTTCAGGGGTCGTGCCACGCTAGTCTCCTACCGGATTGGTTGCGGCGCCAGGATTGGGCCGATTGGATCTCGCTGCCCTCCGTCGGGCCGATGCTTTTCCACTATGCCGCCTTCCTGATTCGCGCTAGCTCGTCCACAGTCGGCTCTGGCGCGCGCACGTCGCCCGGCCCGTAGCCGAAGACCATCAGACCCCGGCAACGTCCGCCGCCGTAGCAATCGGTCGGAGGCAAGTGGCTGAAGTAGGCATCCGAGCCGACCTCGTAAATCTCGCCGTGCGCGCGGACGCAGCCGTCACAAGTTGCCTTGTCTAGCTGCTCGCTTCGCAGAGCAAACTCGGGCGGGTTCTTCATTGCCATCGCGCCCGCGGTGCGACCGAGATTGAGTGTCTCGCCGACGAGTTCCAGGACGTGGTTGTGAAGTGTCTTCAGCGCGGCGACCGATGCGACCGTGACCAACGTGACCACATCGCGCTCGGGCGAGTCGGCGACTGCGGCCGTGGCGGAGGTCCCGATCTCATAGGCCGTCTGCTTGGCACGATGCTGGATGAGCGCCACGATCCCGGCTACCCCGTGTCTGGCGAGCCGCGCGTAGTGACCGGCGTCGGGGATGGAGTAGGCAAGGATCGGCTCGGTAGGTACGTATTTCTGCCGGGACGATGCGTCCAACTTCCGCAGTTCCGCCTGCGCCGAGCGATAGCCGAAATGAAGTACCCGGCTGAGCTCGGTCTGAAGGCGCCGCTCGAGCGTGTCGAGCGCGGCCAGCGGCAGCAGGCGCAGGCTGGCGACGAGGTAGGCGATCCGTTTCGTCGATGGAGTCGCGCCGGACTCGACGTACATGCGCTCGAAGATGATTACGGCGTTATGGGCTTGGAAGTCAACCTGCCGTTCGGCGAGGGTGAGCGGGACCCGGGGCTGGAACACCTAGAGGACGAAGCTCTGATCGACGTCGAAGTACCATTCCTCCGCCGCCTGAATCCCGCCCGTCCCGATCGAGCGGTAGTACCAGCGCCCGTAGTTGTCGACCGTAATGTCCTTGTAGTAGGCGCCGGTCGGGACGCGAGTGATCGAGGCACCGCCTACGCCGAACGCATAGCAGGCGACCGTGGTGGCCGGACTCTTGACGAGAAAGATGATCGTCGACGGATCGGCCGGGGTGACGAGATCGGTGGAGACGTAGGTGGCGATCAGGCGGACTAAATCGCCCACGTCGTAACGGCCTAGGCTTGCTGGCACTTAGACCCCCGGAGTGTCGGCGAGTGCGGCGTCATTGACGAGGGCGCCGCTGGTCGTTACGCCCATTCGCTCCTCGTCCGAGAGTCCAACCTCGTGGACGCTGCGAGCGCCGAGCGTAACGGACATCATCGCGCCATCGAAGAGCGCCAGGTGATAGACGACTCGGTCGCTCAGTGTGACCGATCCGAATGCGCTCGCGAACATTACGGTTCCGACCGTAGCGGTACCGAACTCCTCGCGCGAGGGGATCGACTGGACGAAGACGATCTGCGGGCTCTTGGTCGGAGTCCCGAACGCCTCGCGGCTGACGATCCCTACGACTTGGACGAGCCGGACGAGCTTCGTTACCCCGAAGGACTCGCGGGTGACGATCCCACCAACGTTGGCGACCAGGCGAGAGAGTGTGGTCGAGCCGAACGCTTGCAGGGTCGGAATCGCACCCGCGTTCTTGACCAGCCGGGTCAGATTGGCCGATCCGAACGCTTCCGCCGAAGGGATCTGCCCGACGCCCGTGACGAAGACGAGGCCGAAGGAGACCGTCGCCGTTCCGAACGCCTCGCCCGTGGTGATGCCACCCGCGAGCTTGACGAGCCGAACGACGTTCGTGGAGCCGAACGCCTCACGCGAGTCGATTTGGCCCGCGCCGGTTACGACCTTCTTCGAGAGATCGGCGGTGCCGAACGCCTCGCCGGAAGTGATCGCCCCGGCGTTCTTGATGAGGCGAATGACGTTCGGAATCCCGAACGCTTCCTGAGATCCGATTCCCGTTCGGACCTGAACGTAGATCAGGCGCGGAGTGCCGAAGGCTTCGCTTGTCGAGATCGCGCCCGCGTTGGCAACGAGTCGAACTACTCGGGTCGTGCCGAAGGATTCCGAGCTCGGGATTGCGCCGGCCAGCTTGACCTGGCGCGTTACCCTCGTCGTACCGAATGCTTCCCTGGTGGAGATCGCGCCCGCATTGAAGATGAGCCGGGTGAGCCTGGTTGTTCCGAAGCTCTCGCCGGAGGCGATCGCCCCTGAGTTCTTGACGAGCCTCGTGAGTCTCGTCGATGCGCCGAATGCCTCAGCGGAGGAAATCTGCCCAGCACCGGTGACCGTCTGAGTTGCAGGCCCGCCGTCTGCTTGCTGCTGGCCCGCGCCCGGAAGGAGTGGCCCCCACCAGGGATGCATTTAAGCGATCTTTCTAATCGACCAGGGGTAGGCCCTCCCAGTACCGGCTGTCTGCTTCAGCGTCACGTCCCAACCATTCATCAGCACGAGTGCCGGCGAGACCCAGAGATTGTCATCGGCCGAAGGATCGTGGGCGAGCACGGCTTTGAGACAAGTGCGCTGCGTATCTCCCGTCCGTGCCTTCTCCTTGACGCGGATCTCAGTGATGTCGCCGAGCGCCATCGCATCGATGTCGATGAAGACCTGATAGATGCCGTCAGTCGTCTCGGGAGTCGTCGTATTCAATGTGTGCTCGGTATTGATCGTCGCCGTCTGCGAGCCGGTTACATGCTCGGTGATCGCCATTAGACAGTCAGCCGATCGTTATGCATTCCGAGATGATTAGCCTGCTCGATCGTCAAGGCAGGCGCTCCCCATGCCTCCTCATCACCGACCAGAGCGTGATGCGGTCCGCAGCCGGTGAACGAAGTGGCCGTCTTGCCTGTATAGGTGACCTGGTGATCGTCCTTGCCATCCACGAAATCGGTGAGCTTGAACGAGCCCGAGCTGGGGAACCCGTCCGTCTCGTTGACGTTGATCGTCGCCGAGTCTGCGGCGTGTACTCCGACGACGAGCGCGTAGGGAACGCCGTAGATGACGTCGCCATCGCTCAAGGCGAGATGCCCTCCGCATTGCAGGAAGGAGGTGGCCGTCTTCCCTGTATGCCAACAGAAGCCACCCTTGATGTAGATGTAGCCATCTGTCGAGAAACCAGCCGTTGAGATGACGTTGATTACCGTGGAATCAAGGGCATTGGCACCATTAGAGGTGGTCTGACCGGTGAAGGGATCGATTATCAACACATTTGAGCTCGTATCGCCACTCGCGTACACGAGTCCCAGCGTGTCGATCTGAAAGCCCATGCCGAACGCGTGCTCGAACACGCGCGCCAGGCCGCGATAACACTCTGCTCGATCTACGAAGGGAGTATTGTCGAGGTAGTAGAAGGTGTTGTACATCTCGACTCAATAGAGCCCATAGAGACCAGCGTCGAAGGTCTGCGCATCTGTGCCCGACTGCTCGACCCGCACCTGAAGCTGAGTCCCGGACGGAATCTGCCCGAAGTAGGGAAGAGGCGGTATCGGCCCGGAGACCATCTCCGTCGTGTTCGTCCCCATGTAGTACTCCATCAGCGTCGTCGAGGAGTAGCCGATCTCGAAGTGGTAGGCGATCGAAGTAGTGGTCGTGTCAGCAAGCGTCCCCCCGATCCCGAGCAGAAGTCCGCTATAGGGCTGAGAGGTCGTGGAGCCGACGTTGAACCAGGCCGACTCATTGCCGCCACCTGTCGTAACGGGCGTGATCGTAGTTCCGTTAGAAGCCCCAGCGGAGGTGATGCCATAGGCATCGGCGCCCCGGAAAGTAGCCCACGCGATTCCGTCCGCGCCGCCGAAGAGCCAACAACTGACCGAGACGGTGTCGCTGGCGGTATTGGACTGACAGCGGGCCGAGAGGCGCACGCCCTTGGGGAGAAAGAGCGGCAGCACAAACTGCTTCGGCATCAAGGCCGATGCGGCCGGCACCGACGACCAGCCCGCGAGATAGTTGGGGATGATGACTTGCTCGGAGCCGCCGCCGGAAGTGCCAATACCGATGTCGACCAGGAAATCCGTGCGCGTCGCGGAAAGAAACGAATTGTGGAAGACGAAGTAGGCGAGACAGTTCTCGTAGGGCACGGGATCGACCAACGAGGCCCAAGAGCCTTTGACGTTCGCGGCCCCGGCAGTGAGAACGGTGCCGGGATTGTTGATGCCTGGCGTCGCCGTCAGGTTGTGGACTGGCGCGTTGCCAAGTATCGAAGGGGCAATCGCCAGGCTCATCGAGCTATCACAACTTGAAAATCTTATTAGCCCCTGCGTCCCAGGCCACGGAAACATCGCCGCCATTCGGGAGGAAGGGCAATCCCGTAGCTACGCCGATATAGCCGATGAGCAGGCTCGTATTCGAGGCATTCGTCTGATTGACGAGCACGAGCCCGTCAGCAGTCGCGGCGCCGCTCGAGCCGACTCCCGTGAAGGTGATGTCGTCCGCGTCGGCAACGCCCGCCGTCGTCGTCTTGTTGGCAAGCGCGACGAGCGCGGATTTCCACATGTTGCCAGTAAGGGGGATGTCGGAGAGAAAGACGTTTGCCGCCTGGCTCAGGTTGTAGGACGAGATGATGTAAGCGACGATAGAGGCCGGGACCGATCCCGCCTTCCAACCGCCGGAGGCGACGAGAAACATCTCCCTTCCTGAATCAAAAAGTCCGTTAGTCGCGGCAGCCAATTTGCGTCCTTTGGTATCCGGCTAGTCCAGTAAAATTCTGAATGTGCCGATGGTCAGAAGAAATTGCTTAATGTGTGGAAAGCCCTTTGAGCGGGCGGTCTGGCCCAGCGAATATCGGCACAAGAAGAACCCCGGCCGTTATTGCTCCAGGTCTTGTGCTGCTAAGCAAAAGCGGGGCGGCAAGTATCCGGGCAGAGAAATGATGCAGGCCGCCGGGCACCCGCTTGGGGGCGAAAGGAATGGCGTAATCTTCGTCTATCGAAAGATACTCTACGACGCGATAGGCCCTGGAAAGCATCCATGCTGCTGGTGCGGAGAATTGGTGAAATGGACTACGGGCGGCAAGGGAAGGGGCTGTCACGAGGGAGCGTTAGTGGTAGACCATCTCGACGGCGACCGCTACAACAATGCCCTAAATAATCTCGTCCCGGCTTGTAGTAGCTGCAACACGGCACGCGCCCTGATTCGTCGGTGGACTGAGCGAACAGGTCGCAGTGTCACCGAGCTTCTGTCCTAGCTAGTTACTCCTTGGGATCTGGATCGGTACCGAAGGCGGTTCGAGATTCGATGCCGCCGGCTCCGGTAATCTGAATCGGGGTAGGGGGATGCTCGGTCTCGCGATGAGCGATGAAGACTTGTCGGCTCAGGAATGACGCGCCACAATCGGGGCATTCAATGGCGAGCGTGTTGCGTACCTTCCAGAGATACCCCGGTCGCGTGTTCGTCACGGCTCATCTCCCAGCCCGTCGATGTGCTCCTGAAACACGAACGCGACGTCCCAGTCGAACCGGATCTGCTCCTCCGGCGAAAGCGGTGGGTAGTTCTCGGGCGAGATGGCCCGGTCAAGGTGCAGGTCGCGGGCGTGCTCAAGGAACTCGCGGAGCGTGAGGCCGCTGAAGCCCCAGCGATCGACGCTCATTCAGCCCGCCCCGATGAAGAAACCTAGGCAGAAGATGAGTACGCCAACGCCCAGGATCTCAAGAGCGCCTATGACCATCTGGCGACGCACCCAGATAGGATCATTCATCGCTCGAATGCTCCAAGATCCGGCGCGCCATTCCGAGGGTTGCCGTCGAAGTCGAAGGGCAGCGCGTAGTCGGGATCGGCCCGGTCGATCGCCGCGCTGCCGGCGTTGAGGTGGTAGTCGAAACCCGCGCGATCCACGAACAGCGGATCGGCTTCGAGGTTCTGCGTCCCGCAGCTTGTGTAAACACCCTGCCCGTCGGAGAAATCGAGGATCAGATGGCCCGACGTATTTCCGCAGCGCGTCGTACTCGTGTCCCAGGCCAGGTTCGTGAATGCGCGGTTCATGCTCGCCGGGGGATCGGAGCCGGAGCCGTAGAGGCCATAGAGTTCTTGCTGTCCGTTGAGCGAGAAAGCCGAGATGTTGTTGCGGAGCCGCACGCCCGAGCAGTTGTTCTCGACGTAGATCCCGCGCCCGCCGGCAGTCGAGGCATAGGGAACGTCAACGACCGTGTTGCCGGTCACGATTACGGCGCAGGTCTTGACCGTTGAGGTGTCGGCGCGAACCTGGATGCCGAAGCCGTGCGGGTCGTGGTAGACGACGTTGTTCGCGACCATCCCCGAGTCGGCCTGGATGTAGAGGCACTGGCGCTGCGTCGAACCGTTGCCCCAGTCGTGGCAGCGGTTGCCGACGATGTTGATGTTCGTCGCGCCCGGGCCGACGAGGAAAGCGGTGATGTCGTGGCCGGTCGTCGTGCCCGCGTCGTAGCCCGCAAGGTCGTTGCCGATGACGTCGATATCGTGTGCGCCACCGACCCCGGAGATGTAGAAGGGCTGGCGCCCCGTGCCTGTCCATAGCGTCGGGGTCGCTTCGATCTTCAGGCCCTTGATGCGCTTGAAGCCGCCGGTTACTCGCAGAATCTCAGAGCTGGAGGCGGCGGCATGGAGGATCGCCACGCCCCCGTAGCTCTCAAGCGTGATCGGCTCGGTAGCCGTACCGCTGGATGTCCAGTTCAGATTGACGTCGTAGGTGCCCGCGGTCGCTTCGATCCGGTTGCCTGCGACCGCCGTATTGATGCCGGTCTGCATCGAGCAGGGAACCGAGAGCGTGCAGGCTGAGCCCGAGCCGAGCGGGGCTACAAAGAGTTGCGGTCCGGTGGAGTCGGGGAGCAGCGGCGGAAGCGCCTGGCCAATCGGTGGCGGTGGAGGAGGTGGCGGTGGAGCAGGCGGAGGCGGTGGAACGGGGGGCGGGGGTGGAGGAGGCGGGGGTGGTATTGGCGGAGGTGGTGGAGGAGGGGGCGGTACTGGTTCGGTCTCACAGGCGCTCACCTCGTGGATAGCGGTGTGGATCTTGCTCAGCCGCGTACTCGGCGACCCGGACGAATGCCATGCCGTCTCGATGTTGGCGATCTTCTGGAGACAGGCGGCGTGAATCGGGTCGTGGTTCGCCGAGGCCGTGGGAAGGAAGACGAGCAGGGCGGCGCAGGCCGCGAGGGCGAGTATGAGACGCAAATGGGCTCCTTAGGGGTTTCGGCGCTCGACGACCCAGCGGTACCACTCGGCGCCGGAAACGCGGGCACGTTCGAGGTCTCGCATCAGCAGAGCCAGGATGCGGCGCCGCTCAGCGCGCTTGTGGTCAGGCCGGGGTCGATCCACTTAGGCGGTTCGCTCGATCAGAGCGTGTGCGTAATCGGCTTCGCGTAGTGCCAACTCTGCGCGCGGACGCTTCGACGACTCATAGCCGCAGGAACAGACGACCATGAACTCCTGATCGCCGACTGCCTCCACCTTCTGCTCGTGGACCTTGCGCTTCTTTCCGTCTGGCACTAGCTCTCCTGTGGGGGTGGCGTATCGGTCTGCTGGGCTGGCTGCGGATCTCCGGGCTGCCGCTCTTGCTCGATCGGGGGCAGCGGCTCGGGGGCTAGCTGCTCCTCTGCGTCATCGTCCTCATCGGGCGCGCCGATTGCCTCGCGCGCAAACTCGCGCAGCGACTTGTCTGGTAGCACGGCCGCCGAGGCGACGAGCTTCGAGAGCGAGTCCGCAAACTCGGTCAGGTTGCGAGACTCGATGTCGTGGGCGACGAGCTTCGGGTATCGCTCGGCCGTGTAGTTGGCATCGACCAGGCGACGAATCTGATCGTCGTGCGAGTCACCGATCTGGCGCGCGACCGCGTGCAGCGCGTCGTACCAGACCTCGGACTGCACATCTCCGGTTGCCCGGGCACCTGTCGACCCATGGCCGAGCTCGGCAAAGCGCGCGAGCACGTTGCCCTTGATCTCGCCGCGGCAGTATTCGAGCAGGTCGGTGAAGTCGGGGACGCCACCCGACGGGGAGGCGATCTCGAAGGTGAAGCCCTCGCCGCCGATCGTGCCGAGCGCCTTGGGGCCGGGGAAGACGAGATAGTTGAACTCGCCGGAACGGAGATTCTGAAGCATCTCCTCGATCCGGTCCATCAGGGCGTCGTCATCCTTGGCCGATGTGGGGACGTAGGCGACCGGCGTCCCGACTCCGTGCCGCTCGACGGCAACGAGCGCCACCTTCTCGGTTAGCTCCTTCATCACCCATGCCTTGTAGGCGGAACGCAGGAGGCTGATCCCGGTTAGGTCGTCTCCCTCGCGCTCGTGGGTATAGACGAGGAGGGTCTCGGCGGGGATCTCGATGTTCTCGTAGTTCCCGTCTTTGTAGACCCTCTGGGTAATCGCGACCAACTCGCCGTCTTCGACGTTCCACTTGTAGATCGTCTCGGGAAGCCGTTGAGCGAAACGGCGCAGGGTCAAGAACTGGCGACGGGGGAGCTTGCGCGGCGTGCCGTCCGGCTCCTCTACCTCCAGCTCGTCCTCGACGACTTGCTCAACGCGCTCGAAGACCTGATGCCCGAAGGTGAGAAAGAGAAGAGCCTGGGTTAGGTGCTCGAGGAAGGGCTGCGCCGGCCACTCGAAGTACGAGCGGCGCACGAACTCCGCGACCTCCAGGTCTTCCGGTTCGTCGGAGGCTGCCTCGATCTCCCAGGTCGCGTTGCGGATCGGGGCGACGATGTGCTGGAGCGCCTCACGGACCGAGGCATCCGATCGGCGCATCCTGTCGAAGATGCGGATAGCCGCTTGCCCACGCAGGTCGTTGTTGTACTCGGCCTGAACGAGCAGCCCGTCTTGGAGGATCGTCCCCGAGGCTCCACGCTCACGGCGGGGCTGCGGTATCTCGGCAGCGCGGATGCGCCCGATCTCGATGGGTCCGATCTTCAAGGGCGCTCCTATAGCTAGGGCCAAATACCGTCCCCGGCCGTCAAATCCCAGACACCATCCGGCGCGCAGCGCTGCGAATCGCGATAACGGGGCACTTCACGAATGAGTCGCCGATGATCCCGGTAGGCATAGCCAAGAACGAGCGCCGTCCAGCGAGCATCGAAGGGGCCGAACAGGCTCATCATCTCGTCGACCTGCTGGAAGGCGAGGCATTCGGTCTTCGCCTCGTTGGCCGTGCCGCGCTGATGGATCGCCTCATGGGTGAGAATGATGAGGCCGATTCCCTGCCGGACGGGCGTGACCTCCACCTGTCCCGACATCGCGCGGAGCGGGCTACAGAAGTGATCCTCGATCCAGACCGTATTGAGCCACCCGGACGAGGCTCCGCCACCCAATCCCCTGACGCAGGAAACCGTGACCGGGTGTCCGACGTAGCGGGTAGCTATTGCGCCTAACGTCGGACTCGGCCCATCGGCGGCAGCGGAGGCCGCGAAGACGAGGGCGAGCAGATGCCCGCAGACGATGCAGCGCCAGGGCGGCGCTTTGCGGATCGGCCAGTGGCCGCGTAGTAGGCGGTGGATCATCGGCGCCTGCCCTTCCGCCTCCGCCCTTGCGGCTTTGGGAACTCGCAGGTCCGGCATTGGACGACGCGCCCATCCGCGCTCACCCAGCCATGTCGCTTCGGTCCGGGCAGCTTGCCGCGACAGCGGCCCATGCATCGCCTCATTGAGCGGCGATCACGCAGGCGAGGCAGCAGTACTCTCGCTCCTCATCGCCGACGAGGTGGAGGAACCAGCCTGCTTCGCGCCATTCGTTCTCGGGATCGTCGCCGTTGAATGTCTCGCTGGCCGTGCACCATTCGCAGGTCGCCGTGATCGAAGCGATGGCCACTAGAATCCGAGATCCCGCCGTGGCCGACGCCGCTCGAATGTGATCGCCTCGTCCATGTAGATCTCGCCCTTGCGAAGCGTGACTGTTAGATCGCTCTCGGCCGGGAGCCACATCTCGGGCAGCTCGGCATCTGGCGGCTCGGCGACGTCGCTTGCATCGGGGGCGGCTTCGATCTCGCTCACGTCTTCGTCGGGCATGTCGGCTCCTTGTGGGGCTTCACCCTTGACCAAGTTCCCGGTCCGCCCCAGGGACGATCTCTAGCTTCGATCCGCCCAAATACCGAGATACTTCCCAGCAACCATGAGACTCGCCAGCACACATGGTCAAATCGCGTGTCATCCCTCATATCGGACTCCTCTCAGGCGCGCTTGCCACGGCCCCCTCCATCTGCCGTGACGTGACAGCCTCCGAACTCAAGAGCTCTGGTGGGACTGTCTCCCTCTCTAAAGGGGGTCGCCCGGGACTTGCATCCGGCTCCACGGGTCCACAACCCGAGGGCTCGCTGCCTAGCCTTGCGACCCGTTAGAAAACCTTAGAAAACCTTTTCCTGAATCCCCGCCGAGATCGCGCGGGCCGACTCCGGTCGTTCTTTGTCACCGTTCTGAGATCCGCCCCACTCCCGCGGCATTCGCAGAAGGGCCTGGCTCATCGCATCGACTTGGTCGTCATGCGTGGCGTTCGGGAACGCCGCCGCCTCGTCGATTAGCTCTTGCACCCAGGATGGTGTTCGTCCTGAATCGGGACCCTGGCCGTCCGCGGCCGCATGACCAGGAACGTAGACCTGCCCGGCCTCTAGCTGTGGTGCGATCGCATGGGCGCGCTGAGTCTTGTCGCCCTTGACGACGGCGGGGATGATTCCCTGAATCTCGTTCCGCATTGAGGCAATGATCTCCGGCCCGTTGGCCGAGTTCTCGACGAGAACCGAGTGGGGGATATTGGGCAGATAAGCACGCGCCCACTGGCACATCTGCCGTATCTGTGTCTTCGTCTCGGGAAGATCGAAGCGTCCGCGCACCGAGCGGAGCAGGTAGCGGTTCGCGCCGATCCCGCCCCAGAGCTGGCCGACGACGTAGTCCGAGGTCTGCTTGTCCTTGAAGGCCGTGTCCCAGGAGGAGACGAGCCGCTGCGGGACGATGCGCGAGAAATCAGGCTCCGAGACTGTGGCCGGGTCGAAGTAGCGCCACCAGGCCCGCTTGAGGATGCCGCCCTCGGCCGGCGCGGGAAGCTGCTGGTACTGGCCCGCATAGCCGTAGGAGCCGAGGTCGATCTTGACCGACGCGATCTCGGGGTCGCCCTCGCGATCGGGCCAGAGTAGCTCCCCCGGCTCTGACCGGCGGTCTGCGGGCCAGACGAAGGGATGGGAAGGGCTGAACTCGGCCGGGAGGCAGAGATGCTCCCAGCCCCGCTCCTTGGCGAGCAGATGCCCCGTTACGTCGTCCTCGTGGAGCCGCTGCATGATGACGACGATAGCGCCGGTTCGCTTGTCATCGAGGCGCGAGGCGAGCTTCTGGTCGAAGAGGCGATTGGCCTTCTCGCGCTCGATGTCGGAGAGGGCCTGCTCGGGATCGAGCGGGTCATCGACGACGAGGATATCGCCGCCCTTGCCAGTCGCGGTGCCGCCGAGCGAGGTCGCGACCATGTGCCCGCGCTGATCGTTCAGGAACTCAGTCTTGACGTTCTGGTCGGAGGCGAGGGTGAAGCGGTCGCCCCATCGTTCCTGGAACCAGTCCGACTGAATAACCGTGCGTCGATCGACCGAATGCTTGGTTGCAAGTGACTGCGAATAGCTTGCGAAGATCCAGCGCGACTCGGGCCGATGCGTCCAGGTCCAGGTTGGCCACATGACCGATACGCAGATCGATTTCATGTAGCGGGGCGGGATGTTGACGATCAGGCGGAGCAACTCGCCGCGCGAGACGGCCTCCAAGTGCTCGGCGATTACGTCGATGTGCCAGTTCCGCAGATACTCGGTTGTCGGCTCTAGCACCGGCCAGGCGCGGGGGATGTAATCGGCGAGTGCGCGCTCGCAGAGCTCGGCCTCGACCTCGGCCAATGTCAGGTCAGACACGCTCGGCTTTGGCCAGCAGCCTTTCCAGGTCGCGCAGCTCATCCTCGGAGAGATTGGCGAGGCGCCGGGTGCGCGGGACCCTGACCTCGTGCTCGACCTTCGCGTTCCGGCGATAGAGATCGGAGCGGCGCGCGTTGAGGACGGCGCAGGCGGAGGCGACACGGGCTGCGTTCGGAGTCTCGCGCCCAACGGCCATGTCCAAGAGTGACTGCTCGACCATGTCCAGGCCCGATTGGTACGCGTCCGCATAGGCGACGGCAAACTTCTCGTCCTCCTGGCGGAGTCGTAGGATCGAGCGACGGGATGTAGCTGCGGCTCGTGCGGCCTTTTCGGGCGAGTTGCCATCGCGCAAGTGCTGGAGGAAGACCTCGCGCTGGTCGGTGGTAATCTTGCTAGCCACTTCGCTTCTTCGCCTTCTCGATCAGCATGTCCGCAAGCTCGGTCGGCGTGATCGACGCCTTGGACGTGCGGGCGACCTTGAGCTCGTACTCGAAGCCTTCGAGCGATGGCGGATACGAGGGTGGATGGATGTGTTTGGACATGCTCGCCCAGGCTGCGGCGTAGCTCGTTCCCTCGCGGTTGTAGAAGTCGGCTTCAACCAGCGTCATCGGGACTCCTTAGCTTCGCCGCGCACTCGCCTGCCCGGTCGCCTGTTCCCAGGTCAAGCTGGTCATCTCGTCGTGAACTCGCACGGCGTCGCGCCAGGTCTCGAAGCCGCGCTCAAGCACCTCGTAGCCGTCGCTGTCGATGTCGTCGACCGCGAGCCCGCCGTAGAACTTCTGGCGCAGATCCGAGAACGAGGACGGCTTCGTGCGCTGGCAGACCTCGAACACGATCCGCGGCGAGTAGTAGCCGCAGGAATCGCGGTCGCCCAGGTAGAGGCCGATCAGGTCCCGCATTGTCGGCGTTGGCGGGGCTGTGGCCTGAGCCATTGCACCGGCTGCGACTATTCCGGGCTCAGACCAGCGCTTGCGTGAGTCGCGCCAGAACACGGCGATACCAAGGAAGACGCCGACCAGTAAGAGCGAGGCCCGTGACGGGGACAAGATGGGTCTCCTCGCTATAGAGCTGTACGAGGCTGCGCCCGGGCGGTGCCGCAGCATTGCCAATGAAAAAGACGCGAACGCTAGGCTGCTGTGGGGAGTTCTTCGGCATCGGCTTGCTCCCTCTCTTTGATCCGCTTCCTCATATCCGCCCAATACTTCTCGGAGCCAACATATGGCGTCAACACACGAGCGCGGAATTTCTCCCAGGAGTCAATGCGCCCGTCCATTGATTTCCGGGTCGATTTACCCCACGCGAGGTCATCCTTTGTTGCGACGTCTTCGTTCAACCAATCATCGACAGCATCCTGATAGTCGCGGTCGGCCCAGTAGTAGTACGGGTCCTCTCCGGCCTGATTGTCTGACCAGTCCATGTCATCCCACCAAGCCATTACGCCGCTTCCCTTTCGGGATCAGCGACGAACATCCCCGCGCGCCGCTTCGCCGCAAGCGTGACCGGAGCATCCTCGGGATCATCGGCGCGAACGAGACCGAGGCCATTGCCGGGTCGCCCAATCGGATCGAGGCCGCGTGGTTGCCACCACATGCCATACTGCTGCCAGTATTGCCGCGTTCCCCGGTGGCCGCGTGGGCCGAAGGGCGCAGCGAAACATGTTCGGCAGACCGCATCCACAAACGAGGGGTTGCGAAGCTGCCCACCGCACTTAGTGCAAGCGGACATGTTGGACTCCCTTGAAAAGAAAAGAACCGGCCGAAGTCGGTTCGCGGGCAGGACTTTTCAGTACCCTGGCGGAATGTGGATTCCGCAGAAAAGGGCCATAGACCCTCTCCACAACTAGGTTAGCAGTAATTGCGGTCGGACTGTCAAATCGGACGGGCGCCACTCGGCGGGATAACTCTCGGCGTAGTAGTCGCGGACAATGGCCGGATAGTCCACGATCCGACGGCAGAACTCGCAGCGCGCAAGCCAGTCATGGGGGAGTGGGATACCGCAGCCGCGACAGCGGGCTATCAATCACGCCGCCTCCCGCACAAACCTGAACCGGAACTGCTTGGGTATCGGATACCGCTCGATGAAGTCCAGATTTCGCGCCGTGTTGCAGGCCCGGCAAGAGCAGGCGAGGTTGTGCGGCTCGTTCGCTCCCCCGGCAACTAGCGGCCAGGCATGATCGAACGACGCCGCATCTTGGCTCCACGGATCGTCCGGTTGGATCTTCGTGAAGTCGAGAGAGGAGCCGCAATAGACGCAGGCCGATCCGTCGCGTTCGATGATCTTCCGAAGATCGAGCCCGGTCACACGACCCGGGATTCCGTGCATCCGAGCGCGGTTGTTCATCCGCCATGCGCGATTTGACCAGATGCTCACGCCGCCACCACCGATGTAGCCACGATCTTCGACACCGCGGACTGCGAGAGCCCGAACTCCCGCGCCAGCCGCGCCTGCTTCCAGCCCTCCTCGCCGTGGAGCCGCCGGATCTCCGCGTTCCGCTCCCCGGTCGCGGTCAGGTCCGAGCGCCGCTGTCGCGTCGGCTCCTTCAGCACCGGGACGTGCGCCGGCAGGATCGGCTTGTCCATCCGCAGGGCCACGAGCAGGACGAGCCGATTCACCCTGCCCTGCATCCGCGGCGACTGGATCTCCAGGCCGTGCACGCAGAAGCGCCCGAAGTCCCGATAGCGGCGATACTCCCGCTCCCGCATTCCTAGCCAGACCCGTTCAAGCTCGGCGTACGACCCACGCTCGTATTGCCGATCCTTTGCCGAGCAGGCGGCCGTGTAGGCATCGTCGGTGCCCTCGATCGCAGCCTGCATCCGAGCGAGCTCGGACTCGTTCCGCTCTCGCTCCTCTGCCCGCAGGTCGCCGCGGGTGCCGGGGTCACGGTTCAGGTGCTCGTAGTGGGCGGAGAGCGATTCGTCGCCGGCCACTCGCTCGCGGCCTGTGTAGGCGTCGACCTTGATTCGCCCGGTCGCGGAACAGCGCTCGCAGGGCATGGGGATGCCGCGAACCCGCTTCATGCCTTCGCCCTCGCAGCGCGGACAGGGCTTGAACTTCGAGGGGACCTCTCCCGGCTTGGCGCCGAGCGCGACGATCATCCCGGTCGAGGTCTTGACGTGCCGCGCCCAGTCGTAGAGAGTCGCGGCCAGAAACCGCACGCGGGCAAGGTCGGCCTGACTGGCCCGCGGCTTGACGTTCAGACCGTTGCTCGATCCGGCCACCGGCGACCTCCGACAGTCGGGGGGTAAGTTCCCTAGGGAAGTTCTTGGGGCGAGAGGCTAGCGGGGCGGTCGGACGATGCGCCGACGCGTTGCCGCGATCTCGTCACGGCGTGCCTGGACTCGGAGCTCGTCCGTGTTTGCTGCGATGTTCGCATCCACCATGCAACAGCCCAATGGAGGATTCTCCAATGCCTCATCGCGAACGGGGCAGCCCCTGCGGTGTTCACATTGCGGCGGAGCACTAGGCCAATTGCAGCCATCACCGCCACATGAACAGTCGAATGCACTTCCGTAGCGCCACATCTGACCGACCCCGAGACCGCCGAGGCCACCGATCAGCGTGCGATTGTGCTCCTCATCGTGCTCAATCACAAATGAGCGTAAACCGTAACGAAGACGTGGAAACCCAGGCTCCGAATCCTTCTCCTCCCCGCAGCCAGCACACAGACCGTCCGTGCGGATCGCGGGGTGTTTGCGGCAGATGAGGCAGGCTTGGCCGAAGGTGGTCATGGGGTCATCTGTCCTCCTGCGGTGGTGTCCATCCGGCTTCGAGTAGAGCATCGAAAAGAGTTATCAACTCATCTCTTGGTCGGACGAGTAGCGAACGCGTCAAGGTGTTGGCAAGAGGCTCAAGCCGGGCCGCACCCGAGGGCCATTCGATCTCATGGACGACCAACAAGCGACCGTCCATCCTCACAACATCGAACGGTCTCGGCTTACGAAATCTGATGGGAATCCTCATCGAGACAACCATGGTCGGCGGAAGACGTCGATGAGCGTTTGTCCAAGTTCATCCAGTGCGTCGCCGAGAACGGCTAGCTGGTAGGTCATCGTCTTTTCCAACTGCTTGACGACGAAGGAGCGATCCACTGGATGACTAGCGCCGCTGCCGATTATCCAATCGTCTAGTAGGGATTGGGCTCGTGGGCCTCGCTTGCTCATCCTGCTCCCTTCGTTTTTGGTTGTGGGCGGCGCATTCTCTGACGAGCCGCATGAATGATGCAGGCCTCGATGTTCACGACCTTGAAGCACTTGCCGCACAGTGCTGTGACCAGATAGGCCTCCACAATCCCCGCGTTACAGCAAGGCGTCTTAACAGCGATCATCGTTTGACTCACCCCGCCCCCGCCCCAAGCCGACACAGCACCATCACGACCCTGCCCTCCAACTCAACCTCGACCCACTCGCGTCCATTCGAGACTCGCGCTCCCCGCGGCAGCTTCATCTCCCGGCCAGCACCGGGGTTGTAGACGATCGGCTCGCCGTTGACGAGCTCGCTGTAGACGAACCACCGTTCTTTCTTTCGTCGTTTCATTGGCCTCGTTTGAAGTAAAAGTGGAACATCAACGGCTTCCGTAGTTGGCAACATAGAGCGCGGCATCAGCAGACCGACCGGCACTCCCCGCATTCTTTTCAGCCCGTTCAACGCGAACGAGCAGCCACATAATCCAACATCGGCAGCAGTTCTTCCCGCCCGGGTGCCCTCGCATGTCTGGCGGTCTATCAGCCCTGTATGCAGGATGATCGGAGCAGGTCACGCCGCACGACGTTTCATTGCTCATGCCCCGCGGGGAGAACGTCAACGCCCTTCGGATCTCGGACATAGCTGACTCCGTGCGTCCCCTTTGCCATCCGCCAGCCTGTTCGCCGCTGTCCACCAGTCGCTCCCCCTAGATGTTCGCCCTGTCCGATCTTGTAGACGAAGAGGCCCGCAGGATTCGCGCCCTCGAATGAGGCGAGCGCAACCTCGATCGTTCTATCGGGTGCTTGCTCGAATGCCATCCAAGCCAGACGCAATGCCTGACCGCGAAGGCTCAGATCCGAGAACAGCGTTTCGGCCATCTCGCGCGGAAGTAAGCTTACGTTCATGGTTGGATGGTCCTTTCTTATTCTTCTTCTACTTCTAGGGAAGCATTTTGCGCCATTTTGCTAGCACGGTGATTGCGTCGGATTGGCTCAACAAAGCGGATAGCTAGCAGTTCTTGTAGACCGGTTGTTACGGTTTTGTCCGTCATATGTACTCTTTTTGTCAGCCATTTGCTATCCGTTGTAATCCGATTGTCTCGTTGCATGGCGATACACATGAGACAAGTCGCGAGCTCACGAGTGGGGGGGCGCAATTGCATCAACTCAGGATCTCCCAGCCGCTCGTGCCCGTAGACTTTGAACCAGATCATTTTCCGCGATTCATTCTGGTAATGCTGATACTTGTCCCAGTTGCGAATGCGGATGTGCTTCGGAATCCTCGGCGGCAACTCATGGCCCTTTGTTCGTCGGCGGACAGGTGAAGTGCCGGCTGACCGGAGTACCCCCCGGACCTCCGAAGCGCGAGAAAAAGAGATGCTGATAGCGCGGCTCGAGCTTCTTTGTATTGAGGGCGAGAGTGGCTCCGCAGAACTCGCATTCACGCGATTCCCAGCCGCCCCAGACAGTGTGTGATCCTTTTGAGGTCATTCGTCCCCTGACTCGCTGAGGGCGGCGTCCAAAATCCTCAGCGTTGCCGAGTGTGCCTCATCCTTGTTCACGAACGCACGCTCGCAATCTCTCGCTTCCCGCAGCGCCTCCATCAGCCGCTCCTCCCGCTTGCGAAGTCGGGTGAAAGCATCAGCGCGCTCTTGCCAATCGTTGAGATACTGACCGCCATCAGGGACGCCGAACATCGTGGCTAGCTTCCGCTCTCGTTCACGAAGCCGGGTGAGTTCGGCCTCAGCTTGCTCTAGATCGATGAGGAGATCCCGAATCGCTCCTCGCCCGAAGGGTTCGGTAAGCGGCCCGTGGACAATCCCCCGCAGACGTTCTCTACGCTCTTGCGTCACTCGCCGCTCACTCACGGGGCGTCTCCTTGTCGGCCCATTGCCCGACTCGACCACAGACCTGACACTCGGCCCAGCCGCCACCGAGAGCAACCTGCGGATCACACGGGTACGTTTCATCCTCGTCGGGGCCGTTCGGGCACTCGTTAAGGCCGAAGCCTTCCTGCCGCAGACGGCGCAGATCGAACTGGCGAACGTCTAGGTCGCTCATCGCGTCTCCTTGAATCGTCGGCGGTTCCTTGTCGTGCAGCTCACAGTAGAGACGGTTGTACGCGGCGCAGAGCCGAGCCGTTTCCGGGCCAAGGACAGGGTCAAGAGAGATGTCGGGATGATTCCGCAGGGCTTGGAGCAGTTCGTCAGCGAGCGCATCGATAGGTCCGACGTACTGGCTCATGGCGTCTCCTTGTCGGTGAGGGCGGCACTGAGCAATCCCATCTTTGAGTGAGAACCCATTGCTCCGTAGATATGCATATGTTCGTCAACCACTTCTTGGGCTGCTTTCTTCACCCGTTCCAGTTCGGCCTCGGCTTGCTCGGCCCTGGATTCAGCCTCTTCTAACTCCTCTTTGTACGCCTCGTGCGCGTCCGCCAGCGCAAAGTTCGCCGTTTCCCGCGTCGCTTTGTATGCCTCGTCCCGCTCCCGTGTCAGTTGCTCGACCTGGGCTTCGAGATGCCGCACATACGAAAGCGCTTTGGCTGCACCCGATTCTGATGAGGCTGAAACCCGTGACAACTCAGCCCGAACCTCGTTGCCGATTTCCCGCCAGCCCTCTCGGTCTATTGATTCAGGCATGGCGGGCGAGGGCGGCGCGGGCGATTTCCTCAGGATGGCGATAGCCAACAAGTCGTCCTAGACCGGGCGCAGGCTGATAAGCGATCTCTCGCAGCGCCTCCACCAGCCACTCCTCCCGCTTGCGAAGCCGGGAGAGTGCGGTCTCAAGTTCGGCGATGCGGGCCACAGACGCTTTGTGCACCGCAAGAACGCCTAGCGCCAACAAGTCACCGCTTGCCCTAGCTTGCCGTTCTATCTCCGCACATTGAGCTTCGGTCAATGCCTCGCGGTCAGTCACGGGGCGTCTCCTTGTCGGCCTCGTACTCGTGTTGCTCGTTCCGCAGTTCCCACGGCATCCAGCCGTAGTTCCAGTCATCGAGGTTTTCTCCGGTGAAGATGTAGCGACGAGCGGTGAGCGGATCGACCCATACGTCACCGACTTGGGACTTGCTCGGGCCGGGTGGTAGCAGGCTCATGGCGTTTCCTTGTCGGCGAGGGCGGCGTCAACAACGGCCCAGAGCGCATCCTTGATGGCTAGCTCGTCATAGTCCGGTGCGGCGGCGGTAGACCGGGCGCTCTTGGCAAATTCCCTCACCCGTTCCAGTTCGGCCTCGGCTTGCTCGGCCCTCTCGCGCCAATAGTTTGTACGCCGCATCCATTGGCCGACAACTATTCTTTCGGCGTACCGATCCTGTGTCAGTTGCTCGACCTCATCGGCCAGGCTCGACACGGAGCCACGGAGCCACACAGGACTGTTGGCACGAACAGACAGAGGTCGCTCATTGGCAAGCGCCTTGAGTTCTCTTGACTGCTCGCTCATCGTTCCAACTCCTCATCGAGGCGAGCGAGGGCGGCATCGAGCCTACGGAATGCGGGGCCGTCTTCCATATCCCACTTTGCCGACTGCGCCGCCTCCGCCACATCCAGCAAGGTCTCCGCTGCGTTGACGGCCTGGACGATGAGGGCGGCATCGTTCTTTCTGCTGTCCCGCGCCACATATGCGTCGTACTCGGTGTTCGTCAGGACGTCCCAGACGTCGGCATGCACCTCGTGATGCCACGGCCTCTCCGTCGCCTCCCCAAGTAGCTTCCTGAATCGCTCGATGCCGCTCATGCTGCGCTCCGCGTTTCGAGGTACTTAATCGAGCGCTCGCCCATATTGTCCGTGAGCAGAGTCCAGAAGCACTCGCCCAACAATCCCGGCCGCTGCCCTGTAACCGCGAAGATCACAAAGAACGATCCGTGTCTTATGCCGCTCACGCTGCTGAATCTCGGTCGATAGCTTCCATGAGTCGAAACCGCAAAGCCCGCTCCTCGGCCCATTTCTCTTCTAGCTTGCGAGCGACGGTCCAGCCGGAACGGAACACGCAGCCCCGCTTATGCCCCTTGGGCTCAGCGCACAGCTTGTCGCCGTGAACATTCAGACAAAGACGATTGCCGGTCATGCTGCGCTCCACCTCCAGCCCATTTCCCACAGGCCGAGTTCGATCCCATGTACGAGCCGTTCTTCAATGGCGCTGCCTGCCCAATCCGGGTGTTGGGTCTGAATCAGTCGGTGGAGGACTTCGTGAAGCAGGACGCGTTCGTCGTACTCGCGCAATGCGATTTCCCGACAACCGGGAGCATTCCGAACGATGCCGCGAGTTTTAAGCGTGGGATCGTGCCGGACCCAACAGTCGATTCCTTCGACCTCAATGCGGAAGGGCATCTCAGGTTCGCTCACGCTGCGCTCCGGGTTTGGGCTAGGTGCTGCATCAGCTGGTGGCCTATGAGCTCGGTGTAGGCTGGCGGGATTGCTTGCGACAGTTCGCGCCAGTTGGCCCAGGGCATCTCGAACGCTTCGCGTGCCATCGCTAGACCTTCTGCTGCGCGAAACTGCCCATTCTCTACCGAGGTGGCACGCCTCCGGTCGCGTGCGTGGTCGCCGTAGATGCCGAGCGTAGGGCGACCACTGTGAGCGCAGGGAGGAACGAGCAGTGGCCAGTTCGTCTCGAAGAGACGGTGGCGGCGGATCTCGTGCGTTGCCGTGCCGAGCACAGTTGACGAGCCGCAGATTTGTACCGGGCTCACCATCGGAGCTCCAGGAACGTTTTCGATGACGTATGGGAGGCTGAGCTCAATCAGTAGCTCCCGCGTCGGTGTCAGAAGATCCTCGTGCTCGCCAGCGTTCCACATTGTCTTGAGATCGGTGAAGGCCTGGCAGGGTGGCGAGGCATGAATTGCAGCGAAGTCCTTGACTTCCAGAGCCGGCTTTGTAGAGTCGAAAGCGACACCGACCAAAGGAGCGGCATGCCTCGCACGATCCTCATCCACCTGAACATCGAAGCCCCGGATACCGACAGCCGCACCGCCGACGAGATCGCCGACGCGATCCTCGCCAAACTCAGCAGAGAAGAACTTGCCATCGTCGCTCCACTGGCTGAGGAGGTCTAGCGCGTCAGCCTGTACGAACTCGAACGGATACCTCGGCTGCGGCTTGATGTCCACGCCCACGACCTCGAAGCCCGCGCGGCTGTAGCCCATCGCTGCGCCGCCAGCTCCGCAAAAGAGATCGAGGAGGCGAGGTTTACTCACGGCTTGCACTCCCATTGCCCCCATCTAGGCTTATGAGCTCGGACTGCGCGCGCCACCGTATACGCCGCGGTAAACACGTTCGCGTACGGATCGAAGACGCTAAAGCCCGCTCGCCCGAACGGCCCGTGCTCAAACATCGGACCTTCCTGCATCACGCCCCGGTAACGACCGTTCCGGGCTAGCGGGTAGAGGTGCGACTCGCACGAGCCGACGCTGACGAGCTCAGCCCGCGGCACGCCCCAGATCGTCGAGGCGAGGGAGATCGCGTGGAGGACACTCGGACGCCAGTAGCGGCGAGCCTCGCGCTGCAGCCTCCGCACTCGCCGCCCATTGATCCTCGCCGAGCGCCGCGCCTTCCGAAGCTTCACCCGCAGGACGCGATTCTCCCGCTCGAGCGAAGGCTCCCGCTGTGCCCTGACCGCGTGGATGATCCGGTCGAAGCCGATCGGCGGGCCTCCCTTGGCGCTGGAGACGAAAAGGAAGAGAGCGGTCAGGCAGGAGGCTAGGGCGAGCTTCATGGCTGATGCCGTATTCGGTCCCATGCTTTTTCAAGGGGTGATAGCTGGCACTCGCAGGCTGCGGTTGTACGCACGATTCTCGGCTCACCTTCGGGATGGAGAATCCAGCCAGTGGGAGCGAGGTCCGGCCTACGCTCGTCGGCGATTAGCGAGAAGCACAGCGGACAAAGGAAGGCCCACTCATCGACGCCACCTTGCCGAACTACCGCATTCCAGACATCGTGCGGCGCAAACCAGACAGGATAGTCGCGATCGCAGAGATCACAGAGAAGCTCGCGGTGTTCCCGCCCCTCTGCCATCGCATCCCCTGGGGTCACGCCGACCCCGCTTCCGCGAGTACCGAAAGCTGCTGGGTCCGCCGCGCGGCCAGCTCGCAGTACACCTCGCTCAACTCGATCAGGATCGAGCGGCGTCCGTGCTTGCGGGCGACGAGGCCGGTTGTGCCTGAGCCGGCAAAGCAATCCAGGACCGTCCCCGCAGTTCGAGAGGCGCTACAGCAGACGCTTACCGGATCGCGAACGTCTTGCCGCAGTGCGGGCAGGCCACCGTTCCTCGGTGCGGTTCCCGCGCCATGATCTCCAAGTTCTCCGGGCGGTTGTCCGTCTTGATCGCGTTCCGGTGATGCACCGTCTCCCCTCGTTCGAGTGATCGGCCCAGTACTTGCTCCATCACCACGCGATGCTCCAATAGGTACTTCCGTTGCTCGCGGCTGTAGATCCTGACGTACCCGTTCACATCGATGACTTTGCCGCCCTTCCAGTTCGCCGCTCGACGCTCCGGTGGGAACGGCCTGCGGTTCGCCCCCGTCTTCGTCGCCCACTCCCCGGCACACTTCAGCGAGCAGCACTTGCTTCGCATCCTCTGTGTGGGCTGCCCGCAGTTGAGACACGCAGGCCGCGTCTTCACCCGTAATCGATTCTTCGCCGTCGTGCTGCAACTCCGGCTGCAATACATCGGCCCGCGACCCTCGTAGTACTTCCCGCACTCGTCGCACTCCCTCTTGTGCGGGCGGTCGCTCGGCCAGTTTCGAGTGCTGCTCATCTACGAATGGAGCATAACAGGCGGAGCAGACATACTCAGGGCATCCGGCGAGAATGCAGCGGCGGACGAGCTCCTGCGGGTAGGTGGCGAAGTGCGCCTCGGGATAGGGCTCGGTGGCGATCTCCCAGACGGAGCGGATGTTGCGGCCCGAGCCTGGCGTGAATCGCTCGTCAGTTCCATGCCCTCCGTCGATAGCCGAGCTCCGAGCCCCGCCCTGTCGTCCTGCGAAGCCGTTACCACTCGGTAGTCCAGCGTCCTTTTCGCGGACAGCCTCGGCATCCCAGAAGTACCGAGCCGACTTCGAGAGCAGGAAGATCCGCGAGTGCGAAGTCGTTGGCCGATCTCTCGTCGACTCTGGCATCGGATTCGACTTGTGCCAGATGATCTCGCTCCTGAGATACCAGCCGTCTGCGCGGAGGGCGAAGGCTAGGAGCCAGGGTGCGCCGATGAGGTCCTTTTGCTTCAGCCCTGCTACGGCTGTATTCGCCGCCCGCCCTCCTCGATCGCGCCACGCCGCAAGCCCTCGCGCATGTTCGTATCGCTCGTCATCCTCATATCGAGCCTGTCGGCGCTGGTCGTGCGCGCTGGACTGATCCTCGATCTGCTTCCCACCAGCCTGCGCGTAACTGTCCCCGATTTCGATCCAGCAGGTGCCATCGGCGCGCAAGATCCTTCGCACCTCCTGGAAGACCTCAACGAGCTTGGCGACCCATTCCTCAGGGGTGGGCTCGAGACCTAGTTCAAGCGACTTGTCCTCATGCCCGTCAGGCAGATACGAACGAAGCCCGTAGAACGGCGGCGAGGTCACGCAGCAGTGAACCGACTCGCTCGGGAGCTCGCGAAGGACGGTGAGCGCGTCGCCCTGATAGAGGGTGAGGTCGGCATCCTCAAGGTAGGACTTGGGGGTCATACTGCCTCCAGATTGGCCTCGCGCTCAATACGCCTGCGGTCCGCCCAGTACGCCTCTTTGCGGCCTCGATCTTTAACCTCATAAACGACTTCTTCCTTCTCAAACCAAAGCTTTGCGTGGGCATACGAGCAGAAGTGCCACTGGTCATTGTTGACCGCAATCTTGGAGTGATAGCCACAGTCCTTCTTGCACCAGTCACAATGTTTATGAATGCTCATGCCAAATCTCCCTTTGCCATCCCATGCGGCACAAGCCGATCGAACCGATCCTCGTAGTCACGCAATACGGCTGCAAGCGCATCATCGAGCCCCCGGTAGGTGCCGAGATCGAATCCGAAGGCCATCGCCTGATATCGCGCAGGCTCGTTCCTGGTGATGAGATAGTGCCTGCCGCCCCAGGAATATGTCTGCGGTGTCGGCTTTCGTTGGCGGTGGAACTTCATTTCCCGGCCATCACTGGAGCCATCCCGGAAGCCGCCCGCGCCGTCGGGCAAAGAGACGGCAGCCCAGCTTTGTATTGAAGGTACGAAAGACGAGATATTTGCCCGCGTTGTAGTTCACGCTGTATCGCGGGAAAGGCCGCGGGCCGTGCCAACGCTCGAATATGAGATAGGTCGTCTTTCGCTGACGACGGAATTTCATGCCGACCTCTCGCAGTCGCTCTCGGAGCGGGCCGAGGCGCTCGACGAGCGGGGGGCCGACCTATAAAAGTCTGCACCCAGCGGCCAGTCGCTATCTGTATGGCCTCCCCCTAGGCGGCGAAGCCTCCAGGGTACTACCACCGCTTGCTCCCGCTCGTCCAACGCCCGCTGAATCTCAGAAGCCTGGCCCAGCCCGTAGGCGATGTAGAGGAAGCCAAAGGCAATCAGAACGTAGGCGAGGGTGGCGATCATGCGATTGACCATCGCGCTTCGTCCGCTAGCTCAAGCGTCTTAACGTCTTCGTCTGTGAGCTCAAACCCCCAAATAGCCAAGCCCGGCGCGTGCTTCGTCCAGCCATCTACCGGATGCTTCGTAAGAATGTCTCCTGGAAGGAGCGGATAGTTCGTATGGATGGGGTGCTTACCGGCGAGCTCCACCGTTACGCGGTATTGGTGCTTCATGCTGCCCCAGCCTTTGTAACACCGAAAACCCCGCGATATGCAGGGAGAGTGTTACAAACTACTGAGGCGTTCCTAACAGCGGTTCGAGCCCGCTCAGGGACATGCGTCTGTTGCCAAGGCTGACGAAGTTCCTGCAAATACCCGGAATCGGATTGACCCTGAACGCGGGTTCGATTCCCGCCGCCTCCAATGTCCCTGCAAATGGGGATTTCGGTCTGTCGCGTCATTTGCTTGATCCGGCATCCCTGATTGACTCCACGCGGCCATGTGTAAACCGCGCGATGTATTCCATCCAGCCACCGTTGGGGCCGGATGCGTAGAACGTGATATCGCCGTGGTGTAAGACTTCCTCCTGGCCTAGATCGGTTCTCCTGAACGGATGGTTACCTGCCGCAAAGGGCTTGTTTTTGTCGTGGTCTAGATTCTCGTCGAGGAGATGGCGGTCCACGAGCAATCGCCCGTCCTCGGTGATGGTGTACATGTCGAGATTGCAGTCGAGGTCCTTGGTCTGGAACGCGAAGTCTTGAGCCTCGGGGTCGGGCAACGGGTATTTGCACCGGATGTCATCGAACATGCCCACCGCTACTCCTCCACCATCGCCCTCAACGCAGCCTCAAGGTCTGCCGTCGTCAGATGCGCATACATGGCCGTCGTCCGAATGTTCTTATGGCCGGCGAGCTTCCGCGCGAGCTCCAGGTTGCCCGTGGCGCGCAGCAGGTCGGTGATCGCGCCGTGCCGCCCCCGATGCATGTTCTGGCCGCTCGTCGTGCCCTTATCAACAAGGCCTGCGTTCTCTAGGCAGCGATACCACCAGAGGTGCATCCGCTTCCCGGAGGGCTCGCGGTCGTGCTTGCGGCTCGTTGTCCAGGCATAGCCCTGCATCGTTCCCGGCTCGATCTCCAGGATCTCGGTTGCCTCTTCGATCTCTACCTTCCGCCGACGCGTGTCCGTGCGCCAATTGATGAGGTAGTCGTCGGAGCCGAGGCGCAACTCAAGCTGCGTCAGTCCGAGCTCGCGCCAGAATTCTTCCTCCGGGATAGGCAGCGGATAGATACGCCCGCCCTTCGTGAAGACGGTGATCTCTCGCTTCTCAAAGTCGAAATGCTTGAACTGGCAAGCGGCGAGCGCGCCGCGCCGTAGGCCGTAGCGAAGAACGAGGACGCAGCCCAGGCGGTCAGGAAGGTAAGCCTGACCGGCGATCATCGCTGCCACGAACTCGTGGGAGAAGGTCTCGATCAGGACATCCCGCTTCTTCGGCGAGGAGAGGGCTCGGGCCGGATTGCCGCGCATCTTTCGCTCGCGCACGGCCCAATCGAAGAAGTCAACCCAGACCGAGCGCACCTTCGCGCGCGTCCTGCCGGAGAGGTCGCCCCAGTAGCGATCCCAGCATTCGCGCAGGCGATCAGTCCCGTCCGGCGGCTCGAAATCGGCGAGGCCGAGCTCGGCATGGAAGAGAACTAGGCGCGCGAGGATCGCCTCGTAATCGACAAGCGTCAGGTCAGCTGCGCCCCATTCGTTCTTCTTCCAGCGCAGGTAGAGACCGACCTCTGGCCCGGTCGCGGTGTTTACCCGGTAGCTCTTGTCCTTCAGGGCTTCTCGGATGATCCTCGCCGCTTCCCCTACGGTCAAGGCGGAATGGTCAGGCATGTCCCCCCATTGGGCGGCGGTCAAGTAGGTCTCGGTGGCGAGAGCGGTCAAGACACCCGCTTCCCGGTGCCAGGCGGATCGCCCTTTTTCCACAAGGTCATTTCGCGCGTCAGCACATCTACGTCGTCGGGGCTGCGAAGGATGTGCTCTGCGACAAGATCGAAGACGGCTGCCACGGCGTCCTCGTGGCCTTCATCGTCCGCATCAAAGAGAGCGCGCTTCTCCGCTTCGCTCCATCCTTCGATGACGCGGCTCAGAGCAATGCGGCCGGAGACTTCAAGCTCGACGTAGACGCTCACCCCACACCCCGCGTCCAGAACCTCCGCGAGCGGGGCGACGGTATCTCTCCGCCGGGTATCCCGTACCTTGGTCCCCGCTCGCGCAAGTTCTTGGCGATGAAGGTGAGGGTTGAGACGTTCACGTCTTCGCCTCCATGACAGAGACGAACATGGCGCCCAATCCAATGAGCAGGAGGAGCACCCATGCATTCACCAACATGAGCAGAGCTGCGAGCGTCGCGGCGAGACCGCCGATAAAAACGAGATTCGCGACCCTCGAACTCACACTCTCAACTCCTTCAACGCGCGCCCAACCGCAATATCCCGCCCGATCCGCTTACAGAACGTGTCCTTGTCGGAACACTTGGCGACGCCGAATGCAACGCGGCCGTCGGCAAGCGCAATCCGCGCGCTCGTTCGGCCACCCTTTGCGGCAATCTTTAGGCCCATTGTTTTTGCCATCACGTGATGGCTGATGTAGCCCTCGGGAATGTTGCTATCGGGCAAGATGACCGCGCGCAGATGCGATACCTTTACGCTCGCGCCTTCGGGGATTTGGGGTCTCATGCCTTCACCAGACGCTTGAATCGGACGATGCCGTCCGCCTTCTCAACCATGCAGGGTTTGCCGTCCAGCTTCTCGATGCTATAAACGCTGCCGAGAAGTGCCTGTCCTTCTTCCGAGTTAATTTCAAAGACCTGGAGTGCACTCCAGCCCTCGCCTACCACATCGAAGAACATGACGGGATGGCCGAGGTCGCGGCGTCCACAGCCAGGTTCGCGGATGATCGCTAGTTCTTCGCTCATGCCGCCCACCGACTCCCGCAATCCTCACACCATCCGACCGGCTCCAGTCCCTCCTCGATGTGCACGACCGAAGCGCCGCAATCCGGGCAGGCGAACTCGTGACAATCGCTGATCCCCTCGTGATCGACGTGGCAGGACGGGTCGCAGCGCACGAAGCAGCGGGCGGCGTCGTCCCAGAGGCGGTGTGGGGGGAGGGCGTGGGCGGTCATGGTCACGCGCTCGCGTCCGCAGCTTTCCTGAGTGCCGCGACGACTTCTGCCTTCGTGCGACCGGGCTGATCGTTCCAACACGCGACGTTGCGGATGTAATCGGAACGCCAGAGACCCGCGGAGAGCTCCTCCCAGCCTCCTCGCCCGCTCCCGAGATCGGCGCCGGACTGCCGATATGCGCCGTAAACACAGAACGCCTCAGGAGAATGAAAGCGACAGTCCGTATGCCCGAACTCACAGACCCGGTAGTGCCCCTGGCACCACCCGAACTCCTCGATCAGGTCGGCGGCGCGATGGAGCCGCTCGCGGATCGTGACCTCGGGCCTGGTCTCTACCTGTTGCTCGATCTCGATGGTTGCCATCAGGACTCCTTTCAGTCCTCGGGGTCGGCTGGCTCTAGCGGGTCGGGATGCGGCGCTACAACATTCGGCTCTACAACATTCACGTCGTCCTCCTGGAAGTCGGGGTGGCCGGACCATTCGTCCTTGTGTTCTCGGAGGCGCAGCGCATTCGAGGCAGCCGCATCGAGATAGGCCGAGACCTCGTCATCGGTGACAAATCCGCGATCATCATTCCAACCCATCAGAAGGGAACCACCTCGGCTTGGAGCGACTGCCAGAGCTCTCCTCGCTCGGCGTTCGTCAGCTTGGATGCACTCTTGCCGGGGAAGAGCTCGTGGCCGATCGCCTGCACGACCTCGCGCTCGATTCCCGCCTCTTCGATCTTGGCGTTCAGGGCATCGGAGTCAAGGCCGATCCGCATTCCCCGCGATTCGGAGGCTGGCTTATCGGGCTGAGCCTTTCCGCCCTTGGCCCACTCGCCGAGCAGCTTCCCGGTCTCCTCGTCGATCGGCTGATCGGGCGGGAAGAATGGCTTGTGCTGTTCCTGCAACTTGATTGGCTTCGGGATTCCCGGAGCGCCCGCCATGAGCAGGAATGAGGCCGTGAGCTCATAGGGCAGCATCTTCTCGGTGATCGGGAGCCAGCCATCGAGGCCGGTCAGGGATGCCTTCGGGACGATCTTCCATTTCCCATCCTGATCCTTGACCTGCTCAACCTTCGGCTCGGCGCGGAAGCAGAGGATGACGTGCGCGTTCACTTGAAGCAGGCGCGTGACCATCTTCTTGTGCTCGCGCTTGACCGGAATCCAAGCGGAGAGGTTCTTCTTCGGATCGCCGCCCGCGATCTCGTCGTGCCAGTCGAGGCATCCGCCATCGCCTGCCCACTCGTGCGAGACCGAGTCAACGAGGATTACGCCAAAACCCTCAGCGTCCGCCGCTTGAACCGCGTCCGCATACTTGTCTGGACGGAACGGCGCCGTGATGTCGGCGTGCTGCATCTCCGGGAACAGGTCGGCGTAGTGCTTTGCGCGTCCGTTCTCCGTGTCCACGATCGCGAACGGCTGCCCGCCCGCGAGACCGCGCGCGAAGAGAAGTGCGCTATAGGTCTTGCCGCTTCCGGTTCCGCCAGCGAGACCGATCAGGAGCGGGACGTTCTCCCGCTTGGCGGGACGGAAGACAAAGCTCATGATGTTTCCACCGTCTGCATCACGGTCTGAAGAACGTGGTCGTAATCGCCACTCATTGCCTCAGCGATAAAGGCGTCGATTTCAGCCTTCGGAATGTCGGCGCGGCGAAGCGCCTTTGAAGTACGCGCGATGATGAACATCGCATTCCCGTCTTCGCCCGAAAGCTGTACTTCAATGTGCGGATACCTGACTCCACTCATACCGCTTCCCTACCTTCCTTTTCGAGCCAGCGCGCCTCTTCCCATGCCGGGAGCTCGGCGTAGCAGACTTCGGTCGGGAAGGCCGGCCATTCATTCGAGGCGAGGCATTCGCGCCAGCGGTTGATCGCGTAGTCGACCTTGGCATCGGCTACCGCGAGTACGTCCGGTCCGAGTGAGACAACGCTCAGCGCATAGGGCGGGAAGGTCTCCTGCACGATGTAGCGCATGATGGCGTCGATGCCCGTGATCGCCTTGAGGCCGCGCAGATAGAACGCGCTCTGAATGTCGGCACCGATGCCGAACAGCGTCCGCCGCGTCCAAACCTCGGGGTTCGCACTCGCGCTCGTCGTCTTAAAATCGTCGATCGCGGAGTAGTCGTTCCGAAGCCAGTCGAGAAGCGCGCGGCAAAGAATGCCGTCTTCCTCCCAGATCAGAGATTGCTCTGGCTGCCCGTCAGTGAGTAGCGGCGGCTCGGCATTCACAGCGGCGAGTTGCCGTCTGGTCGCGGTCAGCATCGCCGCAACGCTCTCTACGGTATGGGCGAGGAGCGCGACCTTGCCCGCCGCACGTGCCGCCTCCCGCTCGTCCTTTGCAGCGTTCGTCCGCCAGTCCTTTGCGTTGACGATGACCACCGCGTCCTCGAGCTCCCGACCTTCCAGGAGAAGGGAATGCGCGACCGTGCCGAGATCGAAGCGGTCTTCGCGCCGTTCCCTGAAATCCGGGTTCAGCTTCGGATGCGCCGTCCAGGCATGGAGTGGCGATTGCGAGCAGAGAATGTAGGCGATCGACGCCGAGAGCGATGGGCGCTCACACGGATCGGCGTGGTAAGCCTCGGCCGAAAGCGAGATGATGCCCGGAAGTTGGGCCACTTCGCTCATTCCGGCCGATCGACCACCCTGAGCGATTGCCGCCGATTATCCGGCCATTGCGCAGATTCGCGTATCCCCTGCGCGCGTAGTTCCTCCGCCCCCCGGCGCGTCGTCACCGCGAGCTCCTCGAGCTCGTAGGCGATCTTGTCGAACAGATCAGCTACGACTTCGATGACCGGATCGGAGGGCGGCCTCATCACAGCTTCCGCCCCTCCCGTTCCGTGATCCCGTGGTATGCCTCGGAGCACTTGCGCGAACAGAACGGATCGGCCTCGTAGTAGGCGCGCTCGGTGTAGAAGACTCCGGGCAACTTCTTGCGCTTCCCGCATTGCTTGCAGTGATCGGGAGGCGGCTTCGTCACGGATATTCCCTTCGTGCGCTGCCGAGATGCAGCCTGCGCTTGAGCCACCAGAGGAGTTGGCCCCGCGCACCGATTGCATACGCGCGGGGCGTCCACTCATCTACCCGTGCCCAGCGTCTCACCAGATCCCCCTTGCCACCAGCCAGGCAAGCCCGACGTAGATCACGAGCCAGAGAAAGAGAGGCCAGCGACGGCGGGCTTGGTACTCGGAGCTCCAGGAGGGACTCATTGTTCTAGCTTCCCGCCACCTGCCCCATGGATAAACGCGCCCGTTAACTTCAGCGCCTGGGCAACCTCAAAGCCTTCCTCCAAGCATCCCTGGAAAAGATTCCAGGCAAGAGTCGCTGCGCTTCGTATCCCGGCGATCGCTTCAGCGGTCTCAATTGGGTCCCCTCTGCGCCCTTCATCTGTCATAGCTGATGCCAATGCCAACAGGCGTAGCGGCTGTACCCGCAGCCCCAGATCCAGCCGTTATCCGGCTCGTAATGGCCGCTGCCGTAGTGGTAGGCGAAGTGACAGACCATGAGCGCGGGGCCGTAGTAGGCCCGCTGCCCATCCGCGTATTGGTCGCAGTAGTAGCCGCCTCCGTCGCCGTCTAGCGATGGGTAGTCGGGAGCTCGTGCAGCGCTGACCGTCGCTCCGATCAGGAGTAGGGCCGTCAGGACTGCGAGGGCGAGGGTGAGCCTCACTTACGGGCCGTCCCAGAATGAATCACGAATCATCGTGGAGTTCCTTTCGATAGACGCTCCGAAAGCCGACCGCGCAGGAGGACCCCATGAGCAGGGGAAGGAGGAACACGGTCGGCTATCGCAACGTCCGGTCATACGGCGACCTCGTAATAGAGGTCGGCTAGGTCGGTGTGCCAGAGGTGATTGAGATCCATCGCTGAGAGCAGGCGGTCTGCCTTCGTAAAGGTGATCCAGTGGCAACGGCGAATGCGCCAGATCGCATTGGCGTCTAGTCCAGCTACCAGCGCGAGTTCGGCTAGCCCGCCCCTCGCTTTTGGTTTTGCCGCGATGGGCCAACTAGAAAATCCTCCAGCCGGTTGGACATCATGTGCAGAGATCCAGGCCGCGACAATTGGCCAGATGCGGTCCGCGGGAATCCAATCGACACGTCTTGGCGGCACCGAACTGCGATCGATCTGCTCGCGCGCTGCTGCTTGGCTTAGCCTCTTGCGCTCCCTCCAACGACGCTGGGAGACCGAGCGATGCGCGCGACATTCGTCGCAGCGGCAGCGATGCTTGCGATACGCGGACTCAGTTCCGTGAACGAGACCTCGGCCGACATGAACAAAAGGCCGGGCATTCATGACGACTTCTCCAACTTGCCCCGCGCCCTAATTGCCTGGCGGCGGAACTTCTCAGCCCTCTTGCGGTACTCCTCGGACTGCTCGCGCCAGAACTCGCGCTCGTCTATGAGGGTGTCGATCCGCTCGCGCAGCCGCAGATGCAGCGGCGCGTTGAGACTTTCAGGGGCGGGTGTTTCATGAGGGGGATCAGCAGGCCCCGTGCGCGGGATCTCCCCGGCCACCATGCCCGCCCCGGACTTCGTCATTCGGACTCGCCCCCGCGAAGCCATGCGCGCAGCTTCCTGTCCAAACGCTCACGCTCGTTGAGGAGAGTCTTCTCGCGGCTTACAAGTTCTTCGTATTCGCGCTGATTGCCGTCAATCTCTGCGCGAACACCGGGGAGCAAAGTATCGGCGAGATGGTCGATTCGCGCGAGGATGGCGTCAACGCCTATCTCTTCGGCGCGGTCGATATTCAGGGTCTCGCCATTCACCCGAGCAACTCCCTCGCCGTGACGAACGTGATGTACGCGCAGAAGGCGAGCGCGAGGGCGAGCCAGGCGCACTGTCGGCGGCGTCGGTTCTCGGCCCTAGCTTCTCCTCGTGTGATCTCCATATGGGGAGATTGCCACACGAACAAGACTTAGGGAAGGCCCTCAGGAAGAAAACTCTAGCAATTTGCGGGAATCTCGTTCAGGATGCAGCCTCCTAAGCCGCAGTTCCCGCGTCTTACTTCGCATACCGACTGCGGCGGTACCCCCCGAGTAGGAGCCCCGCGTGGCGGAACGTCTAGAGGCAGCAGAGCGCGAGGAGGTTCGCGGCTTCGTGCGCTGGCTCTACGAATACTCGGGCAAGAGAAGATGGGCGGACTTCGCCCGGCTGACCGAGGTCTCGGAATACAGCCTCTCCGAATGGCGCTCCGGCCGCGGGATGCCGAACGCGCTCAACCTCCTGCGGATGCTGGAAGCCGTGAGCGCCCTCAGCCCGGAGGCTAGCCAGGCGCTCTCTCATGCCCGCGAATCAGCGCAGTCTGCAACCGCTCAAGCAGAAGGTCTGCCTCGTGTTCCGCGCAGGCGAGGTCAGTGAGAACGGCATCGACCTCATCGCGCAAGTCCTCTGCTCGGTTCGCTGCCCGGCGTAGATTCGTCCGCACCGCCGAGATGTCGATGAGCCAGGTCCCGGCTGGAACGCCTTCGGCCTGGAGTCGCTCCACGAGTGCCTCCAGCAGATCGCTGCGATCGTCTCTCTCCATCCCTGACGCCGCAGCAAATCAATAGACGCCGAGAGTCATCCTACCTTGCGGTCTGCCGTCAACTCAGAAGATGGAGTCTTCGAGAGAGGTAGACGATCGCGTCCGCGATCTCCTCGGCCGCTTCCGCGAGCAGCGCGTCGGCGTCGTACTCGAACAGGCCCTTCTCTTGAAAGCGATAGTGGCCTGCGACGTGGCGCCCGCGCGCGAGTACTATCAGGTCATGGCCGTTGTCGCCGAGCCAGCGGACGAGGAGATCGACGGCGTGTTGGGCTTGGGCATCGAAGCTCGCTAGCTTCGCGTCGAGGTCTAGAGTGGTCCCTTCCGTTCGATCATCGCAAGCGCAGCCCCTCATTCAAGGTCTCCAGAGAACGGGCGGGGCGAGCATTCCGCGGCTTAGCATCCGCTCGCGCATTTGCTTATGCTGGCGGACATCGCTTTCGACACGCTCGCGTTCTCGTTTCTGGCCTCCGCGCGTCAGCCTTGTCGCCCGCCGCCAGTCTGCATCAGACATGTGGTACTTCGTGGCGGCTGTCCGCAACATGCTGGAGAGATTCTCCTGCGACTTGCTAAGTCCCTCGAACTGGATCAGCCCGGTTTTTGTGTCCTGCACGAGCTTCTCCGACATCGGGGGCATCCCCCATTCGAGACAAGATCCATTCAAAATCGGCAGATCGAACTTTCCGATGTAGTGCCCCGTGACCAGTGTGGCCTCGTCGTAGAACTCAAGGAACCATTCCAACATGTGCGGGATGCGTTCTGATTCTCCAAGCAGGAGCGAATGTACTTTGCTCTCCCCGATCCAGGAGCAGCCGATGGCGATCGGCTCGCAACCAGCGGGCTTGAACTTGCCCGCCTGGTAGAAACCGACTAGGCGCGTCTCTATGTCGAAGTCCAGGGTCCTACTCTTCGCTGTGTGAATCGGCTCCAACTTCGATTGCTTCTTGTGGGACACTTGCACCAGCCGCGAGGAAGGAAGAGGCGGCAGACTCGAAAGCCTCGATCCCAAGCTGTCTTCCTTCGAGCTCGGTTCCGGGCTGGGCGTCGGCAATCTTTGAGCCGAGATAGGCGTAAGCAGCTTCAAGAATCCTCCTCTGATACTGTCCGATTAGGCCAGACGTCTCAAGGCGGACGCGATGTTCAGCGTCGCGCCTCAGGTGATCCTTGGTGCTTGCCACTACCAAAACCTCCTTAGGTTGTTGACCATATTCCGAAGGTCTTGCTTGCTTTTGCAGAACTCGCAGATTTTTATTCCTGGCAGGGCTATCTCCCCGCAGTGCCTACAAAGTCCTTGCTCGATGCGAAGACGCGCCAGGCGACGTTTCGCGGCATTTCTCTGCTCGATCCTGCGGCGATCGCTGCGGCGTTTCGTTTCCCGATAGCAGGCGCGACAGCGGCTTCGGACACTGGGGGGGCCACGCCACTCATCGTCCGGGTCGATCTCGTGCAACCCGTTCCTGCACAACTTCACCACTGGAAGTTCCTGCACGGACATCACCACAGGAAGTTAGCCATGTCATCGGACGACACGGGGGGTGCGCAAAGCAGCCGACCCCACGATGTCGCGAGGTCGGCCGAATCGGTATCGAACATGAGGACACATACAGACAAGGGCTCCTTTGTCCGGGGACTAGGCGTTACTTCGGCAGGTGTCGTCCTGCCGCAAGCATGGCGGCGACGATCAGACCGGCCGCCGACATGGCAACCTCGTTCGGAAGATCGAGGCCTAGTTGGCTCGCGGTGTAGCCGAGGATCGACGCGACGTAGGTGGCGAGGATTGCCGCCGTAGCGTTCGGGTGTGACTTCACAGGGCTCCTTTCAGACGAGGATTCCGGCATGGCAGAGGACGAAGCCCAGAATCAGGCCGATGGCGAAGACGAGTACGTCGCTCAAGATCGCTCCTAGTGGTTCAACAGTCGAGAATGTCTAGGGTCTTGCGCGTGCGCTTCGAGTTGGTGAGGCCCCGCTGGATCACCGAAGCCGAGATGCCGGGGATGCCATTGGGATTCTCCTTGAGGAACTGCTCCGAGCTACCGATCTGTACGTCGAGGGCGTGTCGCTGCGCGCAGAGAACGATGTTGTTGCGATGAGCGACCGTGAAGACGTAGGCCCCGAGCGCGACCGTGATGAGAAAGAGCAAGCAGGTTGCGCCGACGAGCAGACGGAAGGCGTTTCGGATGCTGTGCTCAGTTGCGGGTTCGCTCATGTGTCCTTTCTCGTCGCGCCGTTAACAAGTCGCAAGAGGCGTGCGTTTTCCTGGCGGAGAACGTTTAGCTCATCGCTCAGCTTGTCGAGGCGTATCGACAGGTAGCGGTTTCGTTCCTCCAGCTCGCGCCGGATCGCGCTTGATTCCTTCCAAAGCTCAGCCGCATCGGAGGTCCTAACCCTCCCGCTCAACCTGCGTGCGGCAGCTAGGTAGGCCCCGAGCGCGCCGACGACGAGGCCGAGGAAGGCAACGAAGGGTGCATAACTCGTTATCATCGGCTGTCCTCGATCATTTAGAGCTTCTCGATGATGATGCTGCCGCCCGGCCCGATCTTCTTGAACAGGCGGGCAACTAGAACGCCCGGATAATCCGTGTGTCCCTGATCGACCGTGCCTGCATCTCTCACGGTGTAGGACGCCTTCTTCTCGGGTTCAGGCGGAGGAGGCGGCGGGGGCGGGGCGGGCACCTTCGTGCGAGCGATGCGTAGGAGTTCGGTCCAGCGGTACTGTCCCGGGTCCCAATGAGAGTTGCCGGGAATCTCAACGTGGCCGTACCAACCCGCGACGCGGCCCCACTTGCCAGAATGGCGCCGACTGAAATTCCTCGTCGCCCAGGGGAGCGGAGGCATCGCGTCCGGGAACGGGTGCAGGAGTGGGATTCCGGCAGCGCCCTTGAGCGTCGCGAGCAACTCGGCGAGCGCGTCGAGCGTGCGCGTGTCGAACTGATAGAGCGTCGTCTTCGAGTAGCCGACGACCTCGATCTGCGCGCGGCAGACCCGGTTTGTCTCCGGGAAGCCGGACGGATGCTCAACGGCAGCCGCCATCTTTCCGAGCGGGATGAGTTGGGCGATCCGGCCTAGCCCGACGAGGAAATGGGGCGCGTAATGCTCGCGGAAGACCTGGAGCGCGGAGGCCCAGCCGCCCTCAGTCGTGTGCAGGATTCCGGCAGGCGGAGCCCCGAGGTCTACGTCGTCGTTCGGATGCGGGCAGGGGATCTTCTCGATCCGGTACGGGCCTGCCCTATCGAGCCACGCGCGCGCGGGCGCACCGCCGTCGATGACGGCAAGGTTTGGAGGCATGTGCTCTCCTAAGAAAGTCGGAAAGTCGGAAAGTCGGACTAGCCCGTGACGCCGCGGGTGGCCGCTGCGAGCCGAGCGAGCAAAATATCGGAGCGCCTCGTCTGGCCCTCGATCTCGAGCACAACGCGTCCCGTTTCGAGTTCGGCCTCGGTGCCGATAATGTGGAACAGGGTCTCTCCGTCACGGCCGGACTGAAAGAGGTCTGTCTTGGGCAGATCGGAGACGAGGACATTCTCGCCCGAGCGAATCTGGAAGGCGGGAAGGGACGGTCCGTTCGCGCGTTTGACGGGAAGCATCGCGGGCAGAACCAGCCGTCCTCGGATCGCCGGATATGACCCCTGATCCGTCACAAGACGCGAAGAAAGCTGCGCAGAGGTCGAGCTCGTCATCGGAAAGCCGGGAGCAACGAGCACGTCCTGGGACTTGCCCTGCTTGACGTAGGGGTTAGCCTGTGTTGTGGAGGTAGACGATGCTTCCTTGTCTCGCTGCTCGGCTGCATCCATGTAGAGAACGTAGACCGTCTTCGCGAGTCCGTCGACCGATGAGGTGATCTCGGTTCCCGATTGAAGATCGGCGACTCGCGTCAACCATTGCGGCTCGTCGCGATTGGCGGTCTTCCAATCGAAGCGGCCGTCTTCCCAGATCGACCACTCGCGCGCATAGAAGCCCGCGACCTCCTCGACAACCGACATCGACGACGAACGGACAGCACGCTCGATCGTTTGAATCGTGAAATCGGAACCGTCCTCGATGATCCCGAGCGTGAGACCAGGCACGAGCGCGATGAGATCGCGCAGGATCGATCCGCCATAGAAGCCGCCCGCTACATCCTCGCCAAGGGAGGTGCCGAGGATTCGGATGTTCAGGAAATCACAGAACTCGGATGCGATCGGCGTCTTGTTGACTCCTGAGTTGTTCCAGCCACAGAAGCCAATCGAGTCTCTTGAGGCACCGGAGACCGACTTCGCTCCGCTCGTAGTGAAATCCGTAGAGGCCAGGCTGCCAGAGCTGTAGGAGTTCCATGTCCAGACGCGAGCTGCCGCAAGATTGGCGGGGCCGATCGTCAGATCGAAAAGAATCGTTTGGACCGAGATGTTCGGGCCAATCAACGCGAGAGCCGCGCCACCCGCGCTGGTCGCGACCACCACTCCATTTCCGGCAACCCGGACGCCGATCTTGGTCAGATCGCTAATATCGACTTGACCGATCGAGACACTCAGATCGGCCTTGGCGAGATTGCCGATGCCCGTGAAGGGCATATTCGCGCCAAGCCCGCCGGGTGCTTCAGCCCAGGGGAGATCGCGTTTCGACCAGATCCGACGGACGCTGACCTCCTCCAGTTTGCGCCGGAATCCGAAGCAGGAAACGGATACGCCCCCGTCCGCCGGGCGCAGCGTCACGTCTTCGACCTGCCCCTCCCAGATGACAAAGGTATCGAGGACGATGCGGACTGTGGCGAGATGGGGGATCTCACGCTTCCAGCGTCCGGCATCGCCGGGGAGCTCGAACGAGCATGCGCCGAAGCCGCCGATCGCGGCCGTCGTCCAACGTAGGCTACGTTGCAAGGGGGTTAGGCGCAGGGGTGTTGAGCCGGGGCGGCCGATTGCGACTTCGAGCGGGATCACGCGACCTCCTGCTGATACACTTCGGATATGGGTCGCGCAGGCATCGTGTTTCTAATCGCCTTTGTCCTAGTAGGATCAGCATCGGCCGCCACGTATCGCCCTGGTTTCAGCCGGGCAACTGAAGCGGCGGCGTACTGTTTGACGGCTTCCGAATGGGTCGCTTTTGCCGCAGACCCCTGGGATGGGGGCTACTACTTGCCCGAAACACAACAGGTATTTCTGAATCCATGGGACTGCCGCGTTCTAGATCACCGAAAACGAGCCCGCCCGTATGAACTCATTCCTGCTGTTTTTACGCTTGCACATGAGCGACAGCATGTTCTTGGCGTTCTGGACGAAGACGAGGCGGATTGTCAGGCGGGGCGTACTCTTCCGCTGATCGCCCATCGCCTCGGAATTCGTTTTCGTACGCGAGACCTCCGCGCCTTTTTCAGCAACCCACCAACAGCGGCGGAATGCCGCCCTCCGATCTCTTAGATACCGCGGGCGAAGGCAAAGCGAGGTCGATAGCTAAGGCTCGCAAACGCCTGAAGGGGACCTGAATAGATAAGGGGTTCACTTGTTGTGGCGATGCGTTTGCGAGCCGCCGCAAAGAGATCGAGCTGGATGGTGCTGCCCCCAACGAGCGGGAGTTGACCTCGGTAGTAAAGATGGGGATTTGCATAAGGGGTATTGGTTGGTGCTCCGACTCCATCTCCGGAGAGATACATGCGACCATTGGTATCTGCATGAAACCAGGTCTGGACGTAGTTCGCGGCGTCGGTGATCGTGGGCTGAACCAGTCCGCGCGGCATCACTCCGGCTGGTGCATCTAGAGGCAAAAGAAAAACCCCGCCGAGCGAGACAATCGGTGTCCCCACGCCTACATTGGTCGTTGCGGGACTCGCCCAAATGCGAATGTCGGAGCGAGCCGTAATGCCAGAGCCAATGATAGGAACAGCAAGTTCGCCTAGATCCAGCACCGTGAAGGCTGGAGAGGGCTGGGCGCCATAGCCACCTGGAGCGCCAGAGGCAACGGCGGGAGCGATTGTGGCAATCGGAGCTGCGCTCGCAAGCGCAATCCCCGCTCCGATAGGGGCGACATCGGCCGATAAATACCAAGGGAGCAGCTGGCTCGGGCCAATGCGCGCTAAAGCGAAGATTCGATGGCGACCCCGGAAGGCTGGTTCAAGGGCAGTGGCTAGCTGGATCTGCGCGGCTACTTGCCAAGTCGTTACCGATGCATAGATGTCGAGCGCCTGCGAACCGGGAACGAATGGCTGGCCAGTAAGTGTTCCCGCCAAAATCCTAACTATGCTTCCAGCGGGCCAATGGGCGGTGAAGCTGGGCCGCCCGGCGAGACTCCACATCAAAGCATCGGGTTGCCAATTAGCGCCGCTCGCCGGATACCCAGTCGCCGCCGTTGGGGCGATGTGCAATTCGCCAATACCGGGCACGTCTCCGAGTATGCTGCCAGCGCTAAAAGTGAGTTTGCCCGGCAGACCGACCGAGGCCGCCGACGCGAGGATGATCTCGGTCGGCAAATAACCGAACGGCTGCGGGCCGATGTCGAGCTCCAGCGTCCCGAGCCGAACTCCGATCTCCTGATGTCGAATCTTGTAGTCCGGCTTCCAGCGGCCCGAGAGAACGTCAAAACGAACGGCGGCCGTCGCCTCCGCTGGCAGAATGTCTACATAGGCACCGCCGGGACGCGCCGCTAGCCGGAAGTTCTGCTCCCACTTCTGGACGCTCCGGGCGGTGATCGGATCGCCGACACCCGAGGGGACGAGAAGCGGGAAGCGCATCGTCCGCGGTCCGATCGACTCGAACGCGAACTGGCCTCCGTCGGCAGCCGGACTCTGTGCGTATTGCGCCTCCATCCACGAGTCGCCGAAGTCCGGCCCATCCTCGGCGCGAATGAAGGAGGCGAGCTCGTAGGTGCTTCCGCCCGGGGAGGTCAGGACGTAGCTATCGTCACCGCCGAGTCCCATCTAGAACCTGCCTGATCGACGGCGCTCGTCAGCCTTGCGTCCGAGCTTCATGCCGATGTCGTCGGCCGCGCCCGAGAACTCGACTCGCACGAACTGCTTGAGCCAGGCCATCGCCTCATCCTCGACAATGATGTCCACGTTTACATCGCCGATCGAGCCGCCGTCGCCGCCGGAGCGCACGCCCGAGGGCGTGATGCGCTCGCCCGCATGAACCATCGCGAGACCCGTCTCAGGAACGTGGAGAGTGCCCTTCTGGAAGGAGCCGATGATTCCAAGCTGGGCAGTCTGGATGCCGAGCGCGAGGCGCAGTTGACCGATGATGCGCTTCAGTTCCTCCGCGTCCTCGCCGCCTCCGCCCGGCGGAGCACTCGGCGGGAGCGTCGTTCCCGAAACATCCTTCCGCTCGGCCCGCAGGCGCTCCTCGTCAAGCTCGACCCCGCGGCGCTCGAAACGGATCTCGTGACCGAGGTTGTGGCGCACTGTGTCGAGGTCGCTGGACAACTCGCTCACTTGGCCGCTGAGATTGGAGGCGCGCGACTCGTGCCCCGACTGCTGACGCTCAAGGCGCGAGATCAGGTTCTCATTCGGCCTCTTCTTACGCCGCTCGGCCGTGATCTGACGAGCGAGTGTGCGAGCGGCGCGAGTCTCGGCGCGGATCTGGTCACGGAGCGCGGCGATGGCCTTGCGCAATGCTGCGATCGCCTTCCGAAGCTCGGCCTTCTCCTCATCGACGAGCGCCAGCATCCGGTCGCGGTGAGCAAGTAGCTGGTCAATCTCGCCTAGCCGCTGGTCGATCGCGGCATTGTCGATTCGCTCCAGCCCCGTCGCCGGATCGGTGACGATGTAGGTCTCCTGCGAGATGTCGAAGGTCTCGACCATCTGCCCGTATTCGCGGTCGAGATCCTCCTCGCGCTGGTTGATCGCCTCGACGCCGGAGAAGAGTGCGCGGGCCTTGCGGACCTTGCCTCGGGTACGGCGGCGCGAGTGGGGAGAGCGGGATGCGCGCTTGCGCTTGGGCTTGGGCCTGCCGACGATGCCGCCGCCTGCGAAGCTCGGACCTTCCGCTCCGGTGAAACCAAAGAAGTTCGCGATCGCGCCCTGTCCGCCGAGTGCCGCCTGCTGAGCCTGGTTGAGGACGACCTCCCCCGCGTGCGCGAGGATAACTACCGGATCACCGGAAGAACCCGGAACGAATCCACCATGCTGGCGAAAGGGCAGGAGTTTGTCGGCGAGTCCACGACCGGGAATGCTGGGCAGATGCGGCGTCGGGATGCTGCGGATCGCATCCGAGAGCGCCTCTACCGCCCGCCGAACTGCATCGAACGCGGCTTCGAGCGCGTGAAGGATCGCCATGATGACTCTTGCAGTACCGCGGAAGATGGCTGCGGCGGCGCTCAGCCCCGACGAGATGGCGCTAGCAACGACTTGGACGGCTGGCGCGATCGCTCGCATGGCCTGGATGACCAGGAAGGAAACAGTTCGCATACCAGCCGCCCAGGCCCGAACGGTGAGGAGCATCGCTAAAAACGCCACTTTAAAGAGCGGGGCAAGCGCGCGGATCAGCGGCATGAAGGTAACGACCGTCTGTCGCACGGCTGCGAACTCCGCGCGCACAGCCGCCCAGACAGCCCGGACAGTGGAGGCGATCTGCGGCCAGTTGGCGCGAATGAATTCGGCGAGACGTCGCGCGGCCTGGGCGAGCTGATCGAAGTAAGGATGCGCCGCCGTGAGTGCTGATCGAACAGCCGCGACCGTTTGCTGGACAACCGAGCGAATCTGCGGCATGTAGCGATTGATCGTCGTTGCCAGAACGGAAGCGCCCTGTGCGGCCTTGATGAGCGCGGGGAAGAGAAGCGTCCCAAGCGGAATCGCGGCAGCGGTGAGGGATGCCTTTGCGCGCTGCCACTGGAATGAGATCGACTTCGCCTGTTCGGCGAATGCTCGCTGAGTTGCGCCGACACCCTCGGTTGCAGTACCCATCCCGCGAACGAGGTCGGTGTATTCACCGAGGTTCTTGCCCGTCAGGTTGATGATGCCGCGCAAGCCGCGAATGTCACCGAACCAGGACGCGAGGATCTCCTGGTTTCCGTGCGCGTCCTTGGAGAGACGACGCATGACGCCGGAGAGGCCGAGATGCGCGACCGCCGCCTGACCCGACTCGTAGCCCATCTTCTTGAACTCGGCCGCAAGCTCGTCGGTCGGCTTAATCATCGAGGTCAAGATGCGCGCGACCTGGGTCGAAGCCTCGGCCATGCTCGTCCCGTGGCGGGTGATGAGGGCGAGGGCAGCGGAGACCTCGCTGAAAGGCACCTTGAGCGCTGCGGCTGCCGGGGCCGTGTCGCCGATGTTCTGCGCGAGTTCCTCGAAGGTGTTGACGCCGAGGTTGACTTCCTGGAAGAGAACGTCCGAAACCTCTCGTGCCTTGCCCGCTTCAAGGCCATAGGCGTTGAGGATCGCCACGACGGCCTTAGTTGCAGTCGCGGTATCGGTCAGACCGGCGGTCGCGGCTTTCGCCGAAGCGGCGAGAATCTTCAGGCCCGCCTGCGCCTTGAAGCCCGAGGACACAATCTGGTAGAGACCCTCGGCCAGCGTCTTCGGAGCCTGCCCGGTCGCACCTGCGAGCTTTAAGACCTCTTTCGAGAGTGAGGCGAACTGCTTTTCGGAAAGCTGCGCGATCGCGTTGACATTGCGCATCGACCGATCGAAATCGACCGCGGCCTTGACCGCGAGGCCGAGGGCGCCGACAACGGCGGTCCCGACCGCGGCTGCGGCAAGCGTCGCCGTTCGTCCGAGACTTGAGAAGCCGCTCTGCAACCGTGAGACAGAGCGGACGGCGCTCGATGCATCGCCGAGGAAGAGAACGCGAACCGAACTCTCAGCCACCTAACCTGCCTTCTTGCGCTCCCACTCGGAGCGTGCCTGCGCGTTGCGGCGCTGGATGTGCCGCTTGATGGCGAGTCGTTGCCACTCCCGGAACTCGGGCAGCGTGATCCGCCGCCAGTAATCAGGCGGGAAGCGGAACTCGTCTACGAGGATTGCGAGCCACTCGACCGCTTCGATCGTTTGGCTCGCTTGGGAGGGTCCGGCTCTTCGCCCTCGGCCTCCTGGCCGAAGTTGTATTGGCGGAGCAGTTCCGCGACGAAGTGCTGGACACCGATGACGCCGAAGGGACTGGCCTTAATGTTGGGATCGCGCATCCGAAGGAGACTCAGTACCTCTTCATCCAATTCCCGGAGGATCTCTAGCCCGATCGCGTCCGCCTCTTCCTCGTCTGACCCCTCGGCCCGCTCAAAGAGCGAGGCGATCTTAAGAATCAGTTCGAGTGGCGGATCTCCGGGTGCAACAAAACGCTGCCCCCCGGGCATCTCAAACGTGAGATCCTCGGGGAGCAGCGCTCCGAGCTTGATGATTTTTGCCAAAGGAGGGCTCCTTTCGGGTATGCTCCGTTAGTTGTGATCCGCCGCCTCTTCTTCATCGCGT